GTCTGGTGGAAAAGGGTGAAGGCAAATATAAATGCACTTGCCCATTCCAAGACGACGCTTCGCCTGGAAGTGCCTTTGTGCGGGTACTGGCTGACGGGCGCGCTTTCATTCAGTGTGCAAGCGAAAGGCACACGCACGAAGGAAAACAGTGGTGGCTTGCCAAGAAAAAGAAACTAAGCAAAACCTCAAGAACCGCTGACGATCGCGCTGAATGGCTCCAAGAGGTTCCAGAACGTCTACTCAAGTATGTCGAAGACAGAATAGCTTACAATGCCCCTCAAGGAGTTTTCTATCGGCATTCTGACGGTGCTTGGCAGATTTCCTCGCCCATTAGAAAAGAGGCGCTGACTGACCACCTTATTGGATTGATGACTGGTAAGTGCGGAAAACCTCATGCGATGGCACTGATAGACCATATCCTCTCAAGACAGGTTTATGGGTTTGATTGCCAGTCCACGCGCGACCAAGTGGTAAAGCTAAACGATGTGCCAATGCTCAATCTTTATGCTTTTCCAACCCTTGAAGTTAGCGCCGGCCCTTCGCCCAGGATGAAGGAGATAATTTCTTTGTTGTGTGCTGGAGATAGGGAAGTGATGAAGTGGCTGCTACATTGGAGCGCTGCCCTAATCCAACACCCTGAACGTCGTGCGATGGTTGCCGTCCTTGTGCTCTCTCCCCAGCAGGGTATTGGAAAAAGTCTTTTCGGTAGAATCCTCGCCACGATTATCGGTGAAGGAAACTCAGCAGTTGTAAGTAACAAAGCCCTCAAAGATTCTTTCAACTCTCACTACGTTACAAAACTACTCGTCCTCGCTGATGAGGTTGCAGTAAACCGTGGTGCGGCAAACACGATGGCCGAAGTAAAGGCGGCAATCACGGATGACCGTGTTCACTGCTCTGCTCCCTATGCTGCTCGGACTACAATAATAAATAGAATGTCTTGGTGGCTGACCAGTAACAAGCCTGACCCGGTGCTCATCGAAAAGGACGACCGACGCTTCACAGTCCTCTCTCCGAATAAAGCTTCTTTTGAGTACAGGAAAATGCTGCGAGAATGTTTCGACCCGAAAACCTCAAAGTTCTCTGTTAGCTTTTACGAAGAGGTTCAGGGGTTTGCCCACTATCTACACAATATGCAAGTGGATTGGGGCCTAATCTCTCGGCCCATATTTACTGAAGCTAAGAAAGGTTTGCAGGGTATCAGTGCAGAAAGTCTGGATGCCTTTTGCCATGAGATTGCATCCAAGGGTACGTCTTCGGTTCTTACTAATTATCCACCGGGTCCGATGTACCCAAGACTTTCCGATGTTTCGGATGGTCAGGTGGTTCCCTGTGAAACACTCTATGGGACGTACCGCGAATGGTGCGAGCGTACCGGGCGTCGGGACATAAAGCCAGAAATGATGTTCCGCATGGTAGTGAAAGATTTTGCGGACACGACCATCGTGTCTGCGTACATGGGTGGACGAAAAGTAGAAGTTTATCGGGGGCTCCCTGTTGGAAAAAGAAAGCCTCAAGGGAAGGTAGTACCACTCACCTCTGACAACTAAAAAAAGGAAGAAACATGCTGATACCACTATTAAGGTGGTTGGATGACGTGCCCCCGCATATGTGGGAAGTACCAGGCGTCCGCCAGAATAAAAGAAACAATGGGTTCCGCGTACCCATGAACGCTCTGCCGCTTATGGGTATGGAAAATCCCTACCCCAACTCTGGCGCAGAAATGCTGCGTCGAGTCTTGCACCAAGAACACGTACACGATTGGGTGCGCGGTTTTCTGATGGAACACCAACAGAAGATACTTGAAAAAGCCTTACCTCGAACGGGGTTCAGTGGTTGGGCTCCCCCTGGCTCTGGAAAAACCTTAGTCGGTATCTTGTGGGCTTCTGCAGATTCGGGCGCCAAGGTGGTCATCACCAAGGCTGCTGCCCGAGGTACGTGGAAGGAAGAGATACGGAAGTACACAAGCTTTCAGCCCGTTATTCTGCAGGGTCAGGACGCTCGCCCCTTTCAGCCCAAAAAAGATTGTATTTATATTACGGGTTGGGAAACTCTCACCTACTGGAAAGACGCTCTGCTGCGCATGAAAATAAGTTCTTTGATAATGGATGAGGTTCATTGGGCAAAGAACCATAAGCGGGTGAAGGGCGTCATTCTGCCCAACGGTTCAACAAAGTGGGAAGACTTACCCAACACGGCTGCGGCTGCGTTTCGTATTGCCCAAAGTGCAAAGAGAAGGTTGGGCCTTACAGCTACACCCATTCCGAATCGTCCGCGCGATTTGTGGGCACAGTTAGATTTGGTAGAACCTTGGCAGTGGGGGAGTTTCCACGATTTTGGTGTTCGACACTGCGGCGGGTACAAAGACACTTATGGTTGGAAGTACGATGGGCTTACAAACAAAGAAGAATTGCAGACCCGGTTGAAGTGGTCAAAGCACAAGACAACCCAACAAGCATTGAACGCTGCCCTACCAGAAAAACGTAGACAGGTCGTATACTTAGATTTGGAAGAGCAGAATGCTCCGTCGAGTTTTCGGCAAGATATTCAACGTGCGGGAAAAACCCGAGACAAAGAGAACATGTTCGAAGTCATGCTCCAAGAGGCAGCTTCGCGTAAACGGAAGTATGTGATAGACCGGGTACAGACTGCAATAATGTCTAAACAAAAGGTAGTTGTTTTTACTGGGCGTAGAAAAGATTGTGAACGGCTTGGTGCTGACATTATAAAAAAGCTTCATTCTGATGTGCCCGTTTGGTGTTCTCATGGTGGTACGTCTGCCGATGCGCGGGATACCATCCGGCATGAATACATGGCCTGCGAGTACGGCGTGCTCGTTGGGACGGGTGACGCCTGGGGCGAGTCAGTAAACTTGCAGGATACGGACCTTGCCCTATTTGTGATGCTTCCGTGGACCCCCCGCTCCATCGGCCAGTGGGAAGGTAGGTTTGCCCGACTGGGGCAGAAGCGCCCTGTTTTGATTTCATATATTATTGCAGCGGGAACAGTTGATGAACATGTTGCCGAGTTGCTAATGGACAAACTTCCTGCAGTTGGTGAGGTGGCAGAGGATGAGGTGATAAGGGAGGTTGAAGGTGCCTTTTCGGGTAGCGAAGAAGACCTGCTGGACAGGGTATCTTCACTTTTTCCAACACGACCCCTTGACACCTGTTATACAGGTTGATAGAATACTTATTGACCAACCCTATCCCCATAGGGCCCCTCTCTAGTCGAGCAGGAAGGCATGTCGGCGGTCGCTATAGATGCCTCATTTAAAAAAGGAAAAAAATGTCTAACGATTGTGCAATCTGCGTACACTGTGGAGCATCCCACCATTTGACGGCGGACCACACCTGTAGCACCGGACCAATTCTATTAAATGCTGGGCCATCCGAACGTGGTTGGCATCGCATCGAAGGTGCCTCCCGTTGTCTTCGTTTATTTGCGTGGCGTGAGAGTGGAGCCCTGACTTGGAAAAGTTCAGAACCCTTAGTAAAGGGGAGCCTCCTACACATTGGATTGGCACACCTATACGCAAGACAACGTACTGAAAATTATGGCGGCGACCCTGAAGCCTACATGACAGTAGAAGATTCTGTGCGCGCGCTCTCAGGGATTGAAGCTGAAAAGGCTGGCACTGCACACGAAGCTGCACTGTGGAGAGTGAGTGTCCCAAACATTATTCTTGCTCTGCGTGCCTATGAAAACCGGTGGCGGCACTGTGACTGGAAGCCCGTGATGGTGGAGGAAGAGTTGCGGGCGCGGATACCCAAGGTTTCTGGTGATGGGACATTCTTGTTTACCCAACGCGCAGATTTAGCTGTTCAGGATGGGACAGGAAAATACTGGATTGTTGACCACAAATCTTGCTACCGCATCGAAAGCAAAACTTTGCGCCAACACATTCTTTCGGGTCAGTTTCTCGGGTATTACATTTTTGGTAAAAAGCTGTGGGGGAAAAACTTTGGTGGCCTAATCGTAAACCGAGTGAAGCTGTCCGAGCCTTTCGGCTTTGACCGGACAACGTTGGAGCCTGCCCCCGATGCTGTGAAGAGGTTTGCTAAAAACCTAGCCCTGCAAGAGCAGATGGTTGATATGTTTGAAGGTAAGCCCCCGCAGGAATGGCCCGCTGTTTATAGTGACCAGACGTGCTGGGGTAAATACGGAAAGTGTGATGCTTTCGAACTATGCCAATGGGGAAAAGAAGATGCCGTTTAAGTTTCTAAAAGACAAGAACAAGTACATGAAAAAGTACAACCAAAAGACAGTGAACCTCCGTGTGCTGCGGAACAAGGCTCGTAGAAAAAAAGAAAAAGAAGGCAAAGTGAAGAAGGGTGACGGGAAGCACGTTCACCACATCAAGCCTCTGTCTCAGGGTGGCGGCAACGGCGACGACAACACTCAAGTAGTGGATGCACAAGACAACCGAAAAAAGTACAACGAAACAGGGAAAGCATGAAAAAAGGAATCTTTGCCGTAATCTACGGCCCGTCTAAAACTGGTAAGAGTACCGCTACCGGCGCCGCTGGCTCGGCTGGCCTCTTTATTGCCCAAGGTGGTGGGTTGCTCCCACTAAAAAACTACCTGGGCATCGAGAACATTGAAGTACGCTCGGCTAAGACTCTCAAAGAAGCTGCAGTCATTATTGAGCAGAACTGTGAGAAATACCCGACCATCGTTGTCGATGACTTTTCCCTACTTGCGGAAGTCACGATTGGTGAACTAGAAAAAACCCACAGCTTTGGTGATATGTGGCGCCAGCTTAGGTCAGATGTTTTCTTTGTCCGTGACGCTGCCCGGTATGCGAATGAGAAAGGTACGCACGTTATATTTAACTGCCACTACACCCCCGCCCGAGTTTCTTCTGGTAAGTATGTACGTGGTGGGCCCAAGCTTCCAGGCCAACTGCCCGAACAGTTTTCAGCCTTTGCAGATGTAGTCGCTCAAGTTGAGTACGATGAGACTGCTGCCCCCTGGAAATATGTTCTCCGTACCGGCCCCGACAAAGAAAATATCCGTGGTGACCGGTTGAGTATTTTCCCTGACCCTGCCCCGATGAATCTTGGGGAGGCGCTCCGCGCTGCTGGGTACGAAGTCTCCCGCCCGAAGGGGATGGAGTGGATGGAGAAAACCGCAGAAAGTTTAGCCGTGAGTGTATTGGCAGAGGGCATCGAAGAGTGGAGAGAAACACTTAAAGCTGCCGCCAAGAAACTCGAAGGCAAGAAAGATACAAAGCATATCCGCTGGGTTCTGCAAGATGCGCTGCATAGGGCAGTGATTCGGAATTCCCGCGATAACCTCATCGACGAAATGTTCGTTGATTCAACCCAAGACGTATGGTGATATACAATGGAAAAACTCAATATCGAACTTGATTTTACAGGCGTTAGCGCCGCTACCGGTGGCATTGGCTACCTCAAAGCTGGGCTGCACACAGCACAGATTGTGGAGTTTAGTTACTTTGACGACTCTGGCCGTTTGTACGTGTACATGATGACTGATGGCGTTCGCCACAAGGATTCTTTCAACACGTCCTCCGCAGCTTCAATGCCTTTCGTCAAAGCGTTCCTGCTTTCCGCAGGTGTGCCCGAGTCGAAGCTTACTGGAAAGAGTAAGATTCCTTTCGAGAAGTTGGCTGGAAAGACAGTCTACTTTAACTACGTTCCGCCCGAAATGGATAGCACTGGTAAGGCCGTCATGGGCTCTTACCCGAAATACACTTTTTATGGGAAGGGCCGCTACACGCAGATGCAAGAAGTCGCCAACCTCACGCCCCAAGATGTTGAAGTGGAAACGAGTAACGGCGCCGGGAAGCCTGTCTCTCAAGCCGCTGAAACTAAGGCTGTCGAGGATTTTGACTTTCTTGCTGACTAGTTAGTAGCCTATCGGGTTGCACGCTTTCACCGTGTTTCCTGTATACCGTGCGGTTTTCTTTCTTTTACTCCGCACCACCGCTGGCAGGCCGGGACATAGTCTGCTTCTTTTTTCTTCTTTTGGGGTGCTCGGTGAATATCGAAGGCGCAAAGTGTGAACTGTGTTCACTCGGAAAACATTGGCGGACTGAGGATAAGTTTACGCCTGTGTTGGCTGAGACACATTCTAGTGACCGCATCGCCATCATAGGCGACACGCCTGGTACTCACGAAGAGTTTGAGGGTAGGCCCTTTGTCGGTCCCGCTGGCCAAGAGATTCAACTTGCACTCAACGAAGTGGGGATTGTCCGAGAAGACTGCCTCATCACCTACGCTATCTCGTGTCGGCCCCCACAAAATAGGCTCGACACATTTATGGTGAAACACTCGCGGGCAAACAAGGTTCTCAGAAAAGAGAAGAAACCGCTTTTACTTACACCGGCTGTTGCTTGTAGAGGGAGATTGCTCCGAGAAATAGAAGGTTGTAAATACATTATTTGTCTTGGTGCAGAAGCTATGCGTACCCTTCGTGGGGGTAATGCTTCCATCACCAGTATGCGCGGAGCCTGCGAAGAGTTGGATTTGCCTTGGGGGAAAGCCAGAGTTTCTTATACGCTCGACCCGTCTTTTGTTCTACGCTCTCCGAAGTGGCGACCAGTGTTTCAGCGGGACATAGGAAAAGCCCTACGCTTTTTTGAGGGAAAACTAGATTGGAAAGACCCCGAGTTGTTTTTCCCCACTACGCCCCAAGAAGTTTCTGCAGGCTTCAAACGCCTTGTAGAAATGGGCAAGCCCATAGCATACGACGTTGAGACAGACGCGAAGAATCCGCTCAACGCCCAGCTACGGTGCGTCGGTTTCGCCAATACCAGCTTCAGCATGATTGTCCCGTTTCTAAGTATAGATGGGACCACAAGATTCTTCACCGCGACTGATGAAGACATTGTTTCAGAAATGACCAGAGAGTTTTTGGGTAACCCACCCCTACCACTCTTGGGCCACAATGCAGGACAATATGACCGCCTGGTGTGTGAAAAGTTTTTCGGTGTAACACCCCGCCTGGATGCCGATACCCTTTTACTGCACTTACTTTCCGATAATGAAATGCCACACAACTTGGGTTTCGTTACCAGCTTCTATTCTGATTTTACTGAGGCATGGAAGGCAGACCATACCGCTGTCGATGCCCGTAGTGATTTAGAGTTGCACACATACTGCGCAAAAGACTGTGCTGTCACAGCCAAAGTATCCAGACCTTTGGGCAAGTGTGTCAAAGACCGTAACCAGTGGCACCTACTCCAACGCGAGCACCGGCTACAGCAGATTGGAACATCTATGCAGTCTTTGGGTATGTATGTGGACTTCAATCGGTTGCATGAACACGAAGTACAGTTTCAAGAAAAGCTGAGAGAGAACCGCAAGCTTGTAACAGACCTTGCGCCAGAAAACTTCAACCCAAACTCCACCACCCAACTACGGGCACTCATCTTCAAAGACTGGAAACTTGCCCCCGTTAAATATAATGAGAAAACAGGTGACCCGAGTACGGACGATGACACGCTCCGTAAGATGATTACCAAATACAATCTCGATGAAGAGCGTGCCGTGTTCTTGCAGGCTGTAAGAATGTGCCGCAGGTACACCAAGCTTTTGAGCACTTACATTACGCCCTTCAAAACTGACCTAGTACTTTCCGATGGGCGAGTACACCCCGCGTACAACCGCCTACCAGCAACGGGCCGGTATTCCTCGTCGGCTCCTAATGCCCAAAATATACCTGGGTTTTTACGAGACATTTTTATACCTCAACCGGGTCACGTCTTCGTTGGGGCAGATGCAGACCAACTAGAATTACGTTTTATCGCAGAAGAAGCCAAGGCCGATCGTTTGGTCAAAAGCATCAACACTGGGGCAGACCCCCACAATGAGACAATGGAGATTGTATATGGACAAGGAATATGGAGCCTTGACGGAGCGCCAAAAGAAAGACATAAAAAGGGCAAAGGCACTTTCAAGGCTACGCGAGGCGTTACCAAGAGTGTCCGATACGCATGGCAATACGCCGCCAGTGTCCCGACCATCCATGAACAAGTTATCAGCGTCGAAGACGAGGCGGGTAGTCTCATTTATGCCCACATGACTCCAAGGGACATTCGGGCCGTTGTAAATGGTTTGAATCGTGCTGACCCTGAAATACCTAAATGGTGGAATGAGATTCGGAATCGCTACAGGCGGGAGGGTTTTATTGCTGACGCCATTTGGGGTAGACGTAGAGACTTTCGGGATGAAGAAAAAATAAACGAGTTGGTCAACCACCCAATCCAGGCGGGCGGGGCATCAGTCATCCATGAGGCGATGCTGGAGTTGGTCGATGGAAACCCCGGCTGGGGTACGTCTTCTACGCTCGGAGATTCTTCTGAGATTATTAAGTTTGATTTTGAGAAAAAGACGGGTCTGGTAAACCAGTGCCATGACTCGCTCTTGTTTGAGGTGCCCGAGAGTGAGGGTGAACGTGTGGCAGAAATACTAGAAGCTGCCATGACTCGCCGCCGTCGTGTGGAACCTCTCTTAACTTACACCGCCGAAGCAGAAGTCGGCATGAACTGGTTGGAGGTATAATGCGAGTTTTTTATGCACACGGATACCACGAAACCCCTGCCGAAATCGAAGAAGCTGCTCACCAGCTTTTAGAAACCCTGCAAGCCCGTTCAGATAGAACTGTACGTGTACGCACAGGTCGCAGTGACCACGCTGCAAACTGGAAGGGAGATTGGGATGCTTGGGAGCATGGCGTAGTCCACAAAAAGAACCTGACTACGGGGAAACCTGTTTACGATGTTTTCGTTACGTCGGGAGAAAAGGTTGGAAGAGCCACAGCCCGTATTCTTAATATGGCTCTTGAAGCTGGAAAGCCCGTTTTCTGGTGGAGTGGGGAAAAGGGTACAGGCATAACAAAGGTTGCCCGTGTTGAAGAGGTGGACTCTGAGGATTGGACTTGGGGTTGGCGGGTCGTATGTACGAAGCGTCCCAAGCCAGCAGGGACACAAATACCCCTGCCTCTTACCCCAAAGTTTGAAATCCTGTATGTAGACCCGCCGTGGGACTACAAAGGCCAAAAACAACACAACGGTAAGGGGGGCAAAGAAACTGGAGGGGCAGAAAAACACTACCCCACCATGACATTAAAAGAACTAAAAAAGTTGGATATAGCTTCTTTAGCTGCCCAAGATTGTTTGTTGTTTATGTGGGTAACAAGCCCCCACTTAGACCAAGGAATAGAGTTGCTAAAAGCTTGGGGCTTTGAGTGGGCTACAGTGGGTTTCGTGTGGGATAAGCAGAAAGTAAATCCCGGTTTCTACACCATGAGCCAATGTGAACTATGTCTGATTGGCAAACGGGGTAAAATCCCAAAACCCCGAGGTGCCCGCAACGTGCGCCAATTTATATCGGCAGCACGCCAAGAGCACAGCCGAAAACCTGGGGAAGTGCGCGAACGCATTGAACAGATGTTTCCAGACCAACTGAAACTGGAGTTGTTTGCGCGAGAGCGTAGTGAAGGCTGGCATGTTTGGGGGAATGAGGTTGATAGTCCGTTGACTGTTTTGGCAACAACCGATGCCGCAGGAGTAACAGCATGAGTCACGCATTGAAACTACAGATACTACGTCTACGCGGTTGGACAGATGAACAAATCTCTGTCGCATTGGGTGAAGGCATGAACACCGCTGGGCCATCCTCTATGACTGTCTATCGTTGGCGGACAGGTAAAACTAAGCCAGCAAAAGTCTTTCAAGAGCCTCTTGAGAGTTTCTATCAAAACCAAGAAAAGGAAGAACAATGAAGAAAGTTATTAAGATTAGGAGCAACATTAAAAGCCCTAACGGTCAAGCCTGGGAGTATGAGTTGGGAGATTACAACCTACTCATCGGCCCGAACGAGAGTGGTAAGAGTGCAATCGCAGAGGCAGTACAACTTGCTCTGTCCGGCAGCGCTTATGGGCTGTTTTTTAGAAACGCCCCCGTAAAAGCTGGAAATCAGCTATCAGACTTGGGGCACGTCGGTCCTGAAGGGCTCTTCGCTGTAGCCACATTCGACGATGGCACTGAGGCCCGTTGGAGTATGGAAGCTGTTGGGAAGCGGCCCAAGATGGAAGGCGGGAGTGGGGAAGCACTGCCCATTAGTGAGTTGCGTTCTGCTCTAAGCGGTTCTGCTCAACGGGCTAGAGCCTTTTTCCTTTCCCGGTTACTGCCCGAAGGTGTAAGTAGGATTGAATTGGAACGGCTTTTGAATCACCCGACATTCGACCTTACAAAACCCCTAGAAGTGTTGATACCGGATATGGGTCCACGCCCCATCACAGGGGAAACGTTAGTATCGGCACTATCTGAGGCCGGTACGTGGAAACGCAACGCGAAGTCGGATGCCAAAGCTGCCCAAGACTTGCTCACTACGCTTAGTACTGCTGAGAAGGCTGATGCAGACCAAATGCACACCGCATACGAGAACCTTTTTAAGTCTCTCAAGTTTGAGTGGTTACGGAAAATCGTAAAAGAAGGTTCCAGCGACTACGATAAGACCACCCTGACCAACTTGGCCCTAACACTGGGTACAAAAGAAGAACTGAAAAACCTAAAAGGCTCTGCCGAGTATGCAGACGACATTGAAGAAATGCTTATTAAACAGGCTGCGTTTCGGGATGCTCAAGGTGTCAGTTTGCGGGTCAAGCAACACGAAAAGGTTGCTGCCGAGTACGACGCGCTTATTAAGGGGCTAGACAAGGCTTGTACTACCCTACTGAAAGCCCCACTGAACAAGTACATCAAACGGGTAAACCGTTTTCTGCCCAAGGGAGATAAGTTTGGAGTTTCTTATTCTGAGAAGGAATTTAAAATCTACTTGGAACGGGGAAAGCAAAAGCACGTAGCCCTTTCTGGCAGCACTGAGATTCGTTTGCTTGCAGCGATGGCAGCGGCCCTACCTACGGGGGAAGAGTCTATAATGGTTATTTTGGACGACCGAATGTGGGATGCTGATACACTGTCTAAGACCCTAGACAAGCTTCAATCTGCTCCGGTTCAAATCGTGGTTATGACTACCATACCCCCGGCTGGGCCAAAGAAAGACGCTTGGAGACACATTGAAATTTCTAATGAAGTACGCAAAAACAAAGTTGCAGAAGAAACTATCGACCTACCTCCGGTCCAAACTACAGGAGGCGGAAGCGATGGCATACCTTGGTAATAACTACGTGGATGAATACCTCCACAATGCTTCAAGTGGTATTGAAGATGCCGTTGGGTTGACGTTGGTTTGTGATGCTGACCATATGCTTTTGCAAGCCCCAAACGAACAGACCGTAGCTTGCGTACCCTGTTCCGATGACCTGCCTGGAGATATTGACCGCCTGCGCGGTGCATGGTTTCACACCACCTCGAACATGTCGAACTCAACATGGGACTAGGTGGATTACGGGTCGGAAGTCGCCGCTGGGAAGTCTTAGAAAAAGTCGTAGCAAGTCCTGGGCAAGTGACCGCCCGAGATATTGCTGATGAGTTAGGAGACTTTTTTGGTTATATTAACGAAGCCCGCATTACACTAACCCGAAAAGGTTATCTCACTTTAGGCGAAAAAGTAGGAAGGTCGCACTACTTAGTACCCACAGAAAAAGGTATTAAGGAGTACAGTACCCACAGGAAAACGCTCTCCCCGGCCCCCCGCACACATTCTAAAAACTATCAGGAAAAGCAGGACTGATAGCAGATAGATTTCCCACCGTGCGGGGGGTTTGGGGCCAGAGCAGAACATAAGCCACAAAATGCTCGCGATGCGTGTGGCCTACCCCGTTCTCAAGAATAAGCTTGGGGGCGGGGTTATTTTTTGGATTCAAGGATTCGGTCCAGTTTAGCTACAATATCGTTATGGACTTTGGTGCGTGTGATGAGGAAGTCTTTTGACTGCACATCTATCTGGCCTCGGTACTCGTCAATTACTCGGTCATACCGTTCACGCATTTTCTCCGATCGAGCATCATACTCTTTTCTAATCTCATCAAGCTGTTCCTGAAAACCCTCTACAAGTTTATCCAAACGTTTCTGCATGGCCATAAACTGATACACCAGGAACGCCGCAAAGAGTCCAAGGTGACCCCCAGCTAATAGTGTATCTAGCAGGGCTTCCATTACCATTTCACCTTGTCGGCCCAGTAAGCCCTACTAAATTTGCCCTTGGCTATGTTTTTGCCATGCCGAGACTTAAAGCTTTTACGTTTCTTCTTCATACGCTCGGATTCGCCCTCTTTGGGCGCACCAGCAGTCTCGGCTCCCTGTTCTCCAAAACGCAGGGTTTCAACCCTATCCCCTTCTTTTGCCACAACTACGTGGCTCTTCTTGGGGTGGTTTGGAGTACGCTTGGGTTTGTTGTAACCAGACACGCCTATACGTTTTAAGATTGCGTCCCTCTCTGCAGTTTTTCTTTTCTTAGTCGTCATAGGGTTCTTCAACCAAAGTGTAGGTAAAACTATTGCCCCACTTTTCACGGGCAGCGTAGCAGATAGACATGAATTCTTCGAAGTCTTTGCTGTGGCTAAACACTTGGCAACCTGCAGACCATTTATCTACTTGTGTAGACGCCGATCCAGCTTTGTGGATATTGATGCCATAATAGCCTTCAGTAATAGACTGTACATCAAGATCAATAACGTCGTCTTTATTGCTGTCCCGGTAAGTCTTGACCGTACCGTTTCTTTGGCAGAGCGCATCATACTTTCCTTGGTGCTTATCAATCTTCCAGACAGATCGGTATTGCCCAGGTACAAGAATAGCAGTCCCTTCAACGCGAGTGGGGTTTTCAAGCCAGTATTTACCGGGCTCAGTGGTACATTCCCATGTACGGGTAATCCAGCCTTGCTCGTCTCGAAACACGACACATATACGGTCATCAAAGCTGTTGGCTTTGTGGTTGCGGCTTCGGATGCCAATGATGTTCAGGTTGTACTCACCTTTCTCAAAGACTGTATGCCCTAGCGAGGCCACATAATCTAAGAGAACGGGCCGCATTAGTCGCAGTCCGCATTCGTGGCAGAGCAGATTTTTGCTTGGTTGATTGCCTGTTGTTGCTGTACTTCGAGCATCTTGGCCATCAAGTCTTCCATCTTATCAAGACGTTTTTCTACGCCTTCGATTTTAAGGTCAACCAACTCTTGTTTCCCTGACTTCGATTCCAGCACCTCGACACGCTGGTCAATCTCTTCCACATCTTGCGCTGCAGACTCGAAAGACGCGAAAGAAATACCTGCTGCAAAAACTACAGTAATGCCGGGAATCACCCATTCTTTTATACTCATTTTCCTGCCCCTGACGTGTAGTAATATGTAGCCCCTAACCCGGCACTGACAACCACGACGACTGCCAGTGTTTCTATTCTACCAAACCAACGTTGTGTCGCAGGCTTTTCCATCCAAGGCACAGGCTTATTTGCTTCTTCTAACCGGGCTTTATACCAGTCGATTTGCATGTTTAATTCAGCAATATCAATGGAATGCCGTTGTGCAATTGCCGTTGCCCAAGTTTCGGTGTTTAGTAAATCTGAGTATTGAGAGAGTGGTACGAGCACTCCGTAACAATCAGGCAAACCCTGTTCGGTGCGAGCCGGAAGAGGCCATGATTGACCCTTTCTTACTGGGTAGACTTTTTCGCACTCATCCTCAATAGGGGCAGATACGGGGGGCCGTTCCGGTAGCCCCTCACCCCAGGCACTGCCCAAAAGTAGTAGAGGTAAGATCATTAACGTTTTCTCGCATTACCCAGAGCAGCTATGTCTCCAGCAGGGTCTTTGCCCTTTAACGCTTTCTCTTGTCTTGCAACTTCTTCCTCGAAAGTTTGCTGGATAGCTTTGCGAGCAGGACCAGCAGTTGCACTCTCAGGAGCCGTACTAACCGCCTCCTTTTTCTTCTTAGAAAACTTCTTTCCGGTAAAAAGTGCTATCAACCCAAAGACAAGGGCGGCGAGAAGGGGGTACACACTTTCGATCATGCGGTCACCAGAATCTTAACGGTCAGAGACGAATCGGGTTTAGTGTTATCTGTATAGGCTGGGTTTCGGGTAGCCCAAAGCGACAGTCCAGCGGTATATGCGTGACCATTTTGGAAAGCGAATGTTTGCTTGGCTTTTGGTGGAATGTACAGACTAAGCTTGGGCTGTGTTGTTCCGACAGTAGCTGAACTGGCGTCAGCAATCTTTAGGTATGCGCCAACACCGTCGCTATTCCGGTTGTCTACTTCCAAGAGGTAGATGATCCCTGCAGTCGAATCTGTGACGTTATTGTTTGGGACATTCGAGAGCACGTCTACCGTTACAAGCTTATCAGCCAGTGCCGTTAAGGGTGTTTGTAATACGGTTGCCATCAGACCTCACAGTGCCGAAACAAGTAGTGTTATTTTTACTTTCCCGGTACTAACCGCCGGGGCAGTCTGATCGGAAGTTGCTTCTTCCCGTGTAGTCCAAAAACTCAGACCAGTGTTACACGCAAGACCCTCGGGTACGTGGTAGGTAGCTGTTTTTCCAGAAGCACAAATAAACAACCAAGTGGGTTCTGTTGACCCTATGGTCGCTAAAACCGTGTCTGAGATTTTTAGGAAACACTCGTCAGTGCCCGTTGTGTTGTCGATAATTATAGAATGTATTCTCAGGGGCACACCGCCAGCGTTGCTGGTTACGGTGGTTCCGGCAGAGTCATCGTGAATAATCCGATACCCCAGGCTTTGCGGCCAACTGGTGATGGTTACAGCCATTCAACTACTTTCTCGCAAGACCTATTGCCGCCATAGCTTTTTCAGCACTATCTCCAGCAATATAAGCCAAAGCTAGATATAGCCACTTTTCAGAATCCAGCATTCCTGAAATCAACAGACCAGTTCCCAGTGCGAGCACAGCCAAACGACGCCAAGACACGCGAGTCTGAGAATGAAAAAGCTTATCTATAAGTGCGGTCATTTTAGCCTCAAGTTAAAAGGATTTTTACGGAAACGGGGTTTGTCGGGGAAGTCGTGCCTCCCACAGCAGCCTCCTGTACTGCCCAAAAAGACAGAGCAGGAATGGAGATACCTGTTCCTATTGCGTATGTAATCTTACTGGATGCGGGTACGGGAAATATGAAATGAGGATCACTAGTACCCACGGTGACAGCAGCATCCTTAGCCAGCTTTACATATGTGATGTGGGAATTGTCAGTGTTGTCGATCTCTACCAGATACAGGCTTTTAGTCTGACCGGAAAAAACTCCTTCAGATTCTGTGGCACTTGCTGAGAGGTCGGTGACAAGTGTACTGCCCAGGTTGGTGGGGACTGTTGTAGTAGTAAAAGCCATTGTGTTTCCTACGAGCAAACAAGGGTTACGAGGACGTTGCCGTTACCCCCTGATGGGGCAGTCGTATCGCCAACAGGCTCGTTCTGCGTACACCAGAGGCTAAGAGAATTTGTAAACGGCCACCCGTCTGGAATGTCGATTCTTTTTGCACTCGCAGAAGCGATATTAAAAATCATATCGGGAACCGTTGTTCCAGCTACAGGAGAAACTGCATCTGAAAGTTTAAGAAAAACGCCTGATCCTGATTTGTTGTCTATATCTATAGAATAAAGCCGACCGGGTTCTCCTGTCACATTTACTGTTGCAGTGCTTGTGGCTGCGCTTTCGTAAACAATCTTGTACGAAAATGTGTCGTCATTAAAACCGGTGACTTGTAGTGCCATTTTTTATCCTATAGAGCAGTGAGTATACATTCAGTACAATAACATTAAAGAGGTAGAACCACGTCGCACGACACGTCGTTAATATGATTTTGAGTACCGTTGTTTGTTAAGTCATTTAAGATTCGGGTCCATGTGTCAGCATTGTCTGTGCTTTCGTGAATGTCTCCACCTCGACAAGATACCATCCAAGTAGTCCCGTCCGTTGCTACGCTTGCGCAAAGGTCGCCCGAGTCCGTATCAAAACCAGTTTCGTCGCTTTTGTTTCCGTCCCGAAACGCGCCGTTACTCATGGTTTTACCATCTACGTCAAATGTAAGGATAACTTCGTCGGCCGTTGAAACCGCGCATACCTTCCCATTAGATGCAGCCATCCGAATAAATTCTTCTTGGCCGCTTGGGTCGGCAAACGTAACCGATGCGCCCGTACCGTTAGAGGCTCGGGCCGGAAAGTTAGTGCTGTTGACGCTAAACTCGGCACTCCAATCGCTTGTATCAGAATCTGCGCAACTTCGGAAGTGTACAGCGCTGCCTCTACGATATGCGATTACCCATGAGCTGTTCGTATAAACGATGCCCTTGATTGCTCCTGGCGTGTTCGAAGAGAACGGTTCCGATTCTGTAAAGCTTGCCCCGTCGTTTGTGCTTACATAAAGATACGCGGAACCGGCACCAAACATCCATTTTCCTGATCCGTTTGAAGCAATCCCCCAGATCACTTTTGTACCTAAGTTTGTGCTCGACATATCTACGGCAGACCAGTTTGCCGCACCATCCGTGCTTCGCATAAGCAAACCATCATCGCCGCCGCTCATCCATGTACCGGCAGCGGTTCCGTCCGATCGTGCTCCCCAAGCAACAGCGTACTGATCGTCATTGGGACTAACGTTTACGTCGGTCCATTCGTTACCATCCGTTACATCGGTTGAACTTACTAAAAGTTCTCTTTGGTGCGAGGTTGTCCCCGCAACGTAAATACCCGCGCCAGAACTGTTTTTTCCGAATGCAAGTGCGATGGAAGTGGGAGTCGAAGCGGCACCGTCATACGAAGTCCACGATGTTCGATTACTATTTGCAGCATGAGCAACGTACCCGCCTCCAGTCACAACTACCCATCGGGTTGCGCCGGTTGCAGTCGATGGAACGGTCAAGCCTTGTACAGCCTCGCAATTAGCTTTGCCAACACCGTTAATGGCTTCGACGTTTGCAGCCGCCACACCATTGACCGCCTCAAAGTCTGCCATTACGCTACCTCGACTACGGTACTATCGGGGTCAAACCAGATTGCGTCTGCCGATACTGCCCAGCCAATAATTTGAACAAAATCGCCATCTGTATCTGGAGCAGTTTGTTCAGGAACATTTTTATTGCTTGTTTCTGCCTCTGGTGTATACAGAGCACCACCCACAGTCCAGGTTGGAAATTCGCTGTTGAATCGTGCGAAGCCTTTTAGCAAGAAAACGCCCATAGCGTCAGCACTGATAGATGCCGTCGCCATAGCGACACATCTACTTGTCGCCGCAGCCGTCGCTACGGCCTTCCACATTTTTCCGTCACTTTTAAAATAACAAACTTCCCCGGCGGTAAGATCCTCCCCGGCGGTGAACATGGCTATATCGCCAGAGTATTCTCCATCAGCTACAGCAGAGTTGTGCATTACCTGTAGATTCGTAGAACTGTCGATCTTGATTACAGGGGTTGTTCCGTGAGCAGAACCTTTACCGATTTCTAGGGTATCTGTTCCATCGTCAATACCAATACGGTAATCTGCTGCGTTTCCATCGAAGACAAGCATTGTGTCTTCTGCGCCATCGTCACCGATTGTCAGTTTTGGTGTGGTTCCAGAAATAATAACATCTTCAGAAAATGTTTTAGCGCCTGTAAAAGTCTGTGTTCCACTTAGATGGGCAGTATCCGCATCGAGGTAAGCAGAGGCAATTGCTGTACCCTGCCAAGTACCAGTACTAATAGTGCCCACACCTGTAATGTTAGTCTGAGAGGCTGTGGTCAGTGTGCCTGCAAAATTTGTGGCGGTCAGTGTTCCATCAGAAGAATTAAACGTAAGATTTGTTCCGCTTTTTGGCGCTAAGTCTCCGGTGGCTGCTGTAGTAAACAAAACATTACATGAAGTGTCAGAAGACTCATCGGCTACGGTAACCGTGGTTGCTATGGCTGCTGTACCAGTAGTGTCCTGATTCAGCGTACCGACGGCAAAATCTAGTGTATTATCAGCATCTTGGTAGGTGACAGTGATTCCAGTTTCAGTATTACTGGTAACCATAGCACCAACAGTGTCAGCGATTGTTTCTGAAAGTGTTGCGCCATTTACTGTGATGGCGTCCGCTTCAAGCGTTCCGTCAACGTCAACGTTTCCGCTAATATCAAGAGAAGGCGCTACAATCTCTCCAGAAAACGTTGCTTTCTGGTTGCTATCAATCTTCAAGACATTGGTTTGAGAAGCATTACCGTCTGTGGTGTAAAAGTACAGCGCGGTGCCGTTCTCTGCGTTTGTCCAAGCGGCATCGGTCAGGGCTTCGATTCGTGCGCCCACAACTTGTGTATTGCTACTGTCTTCGGCACCGGTAAACTCGATTACACCAAGCCTGTGGCTGTCACCCATTGGGGCGCCATCGTTCGCAGATAGACGAATTGCGCCACCAGTGTTTGCACTGCTTGTTGCCGTGTCTTGGACTTCGAGCCTAACGCCCGGTGAGGTTGTGCCAATACCAACACGATTATTGTTGGCATCAATAGATAGTGTTCCACTGTCTACTTCAAGATCATCAACAGTAACAGCAGTAGCAACCGTAGAGCCAGAAACGGTTGCGTTAATACGGGGTTTGTCGAGCGCCATTGTTACTTACCCAAGACTATAGTGTTTCAAAGAAAAAGGCATAATTGGCGTCATTATCCGCCCCACTATTGAAGACCGGTCGGAAGTACAACTTTCCAGTACTGTCCGTTTTGACTGGAATATCAGCCGAAAAGACGTCTGCAATATCATTCCCAGAGGGCGAATACGATAGGCGCTCATCTATCCCACCAGATGTAAACGCTGCTGATTCCCCTAGTTTTGGTCCAAAAGTACCAGCACTTCCACCTGTTTTTACAAAGTAGAAGGAACGCAGGAGGAAAATTGCTCCACCGGGCGAACCCTCAAGGTAGGGCAACTGCAGTGCCACCTCTTCGGACGTACCCACATTGGTTAGAGTGCCTTCAACCTTGACATATTTCCTGTTCTTAGCCATTGTATTTCCTAATACCGTCCTTGGGGAGCCAAAAGCACTTGGGCAGAATCGCCCGATCCGAGAATTCGGCCAACTTGAATTGGCCTTGTTTTGGGTTTGTTCAGAGTCCAAACACCGTCACGCCCAAGCCAGATAGCATCGCCATCTTTTACTTTCTTTTCTCCCATATAAGGCAGAATGAGCGTCGTGGAGGCGACAATCCTTTGTCCACCCATAGCCGTGTGTTTCAGCACATACATTAACCCTGAACTGCGTCGAATACTTTGGTTTGATGCACTTTCAATTAGGAAAGTATTTGAAGTAGTGCCCGTAACCGCGACTATCGAACCGCTTAGGATTTTTGTTTTTGGCGTAGCCCAAATGGAACCCAGAGAATCTGAGATATATTGTGGGCCTACGCTACGCGCTTTTACTTTAGACATTTATTTCTCCGGTAACAAAAGATACTGTTTTTTAGGTGTTTTTGTCAAGCCTACCTACGGCTGTCTGGTGCTCTCTGGTAAAACATTTCTGGCTGTTCTGGATCAGGTTCAGCTTTCTTTCTCAATTCTTGAATCCTCTTCATCCTATCTTCTGAACTCCACCTAACACTATCGCTCGGGTTGAATGGGTGCGGTTTATACAGTGCAGTGTTTCTGCCTGCGAATTCCGCAAAAGCAGCAAACAGTGGTCCGAAAGATGTTTTATCTGCTCTCCAGGCTTTTTGTGCTGAAGTATTCTTGAAAAACGCATCGTCAAAAAAGCTAGGTGCTTCTGTACCTATAAATGGAAGTAGCCGGTACGGAATGACTGCCCAAGTGGGTGCTGTTGGATACCCATGTTCTGCATGGGGCTCAATCTCACCCTCGATTGCGCCTGCAAAACTGCCACCAGCAAAACCGCCCAAAAGAGCTGTTGTACCCACCTGAATCATCCGTTGTCTGGTACCGCCGCGTGCTCGTCCGAAGCCCAACATTGTTCCACCGAAAGCGCCTAAAGCTGTTCCGCCATAAGTACCTACACCCGCAACCCCATTCAACATCAGTTCTTCCCCGCCGGAAATTCGAGCCCGCTTGGACGTAGAGAGGAAGCCACCGGTATCCGCGCCTAACGCCTTGAGTTGGGCTTGGATTGGGTCTGATATATACGGAAACAGAATATCTAATGTAGGTTTGTATATTCGGGATTCTGCATCTGCAGCCATTTTTGCGCCCCAGGGTAAGTAGTCGTCTGGGTACAATGACATAAACATGAAAGACATTACCGAGCCCATGATTTCAGTTAAATCTAAGACTGTTTGTGGGGGCATAGCCAACATGCTGTATTCTTGAACACCCTGGCGAAAATACCTCATTCGCGCCATTTCTTCTTCACTGTTTCTGCGAATGGACGTCACAGCGCGGGTTCTGGCCCAAGATGGTCGGAGGTATTGCGCCATAGCATCCCACTGTTCCAACTCATTTTGATATTCGTGATACCCACTCGGATTCCAGAATTCTCCCCAACCGTTATTTACTGCCCACTGTTGTTGAATTCGGGAAAAACCTGACCTGCCCATGAAGGCATCCACCATCGCCTTGTCAGGCCGAATCAATGGGTCTAGTGTTTTACGTGCAACCTGTCTTCCGGCTAGCCGAAAGAAACGCCAGAAGGGGGAAGCTTTACTAATCCATGCAACCTCAAACTTCGATATACCGTGCTTCCAGTCGTACAAAGCATTTCGAACCTTCTCGCCCGCTTCTTTTGGTGAGTAGCCCTTGCGTAGTAGGTCCATGAACAGGTTTCCCCGTTGCCGCTGCTGCACAAACGAAGCAAAATCGGTGATTCCTTCACGAACACCCCTGGCTGCTCCCGCAACTTTACCGATACCCATCGCCTGAAACTCTGGGGGAGCAACTCGGTAGTAACTTTCCATCAACTCCTGGTGAACCATTGTGTCCAAGACACCTTCATCCTGCATCATTTTGCGGACTTCACCATAAGACCATTCTGTACCGTATTGGCTACGCAAAACGCCGTTTTCGCCTCGCCATACCCTGTTGGCTACCGGGTTCAGTATAGCGTTCCACACGCTGCCCAAAGCACCGTCTTCACCATACTTGGCAACATGGTGTTTTCGTATGCGGGCTAAACCTTCACCGATTGCTTCTGGAAAGAAACTGAAAGTCGTCCCAGGAATCCTCGCCCTTGCAGCAGCTTGCGCCGTGCCTTCTACAACGCGGTATGTTCCAGCCAATGTATTAAGGCTGATGGTGTGGATCAGGTTTGCGTTCATTTTAAGGGCTTGGGATAGGCCCTCTTCAAACCACACCTGAGACAAGTCACCGACAAAGTTGTTGTACCAGTATCTTCCTTGTGGGTGGAAAATCCCTGTAACTACAGAAGTTTTCCACAGAGAATTGTAATCGTAGAAACTTTGGGCAGCGAAGCCCCCAAAATCGCCCCGAGCTTGTGCAAACCGTTCCGCCGTGCTCTTAATGACATTCGGCATGGTAGCTTCGAGTCGTTGAGCGATAACCTGGGGAGTGAAAAAGACGTCGCCCGCTTCACTCGTACCCGTAGCAATCAGGCTCAATTGCTTCTCAGAAGCTGCCCCCGCTGTTTTTACTGTGCGTGCGGTGAAGGGAATGCCGATACGGTTCAAGCCTTCCAAAGCGTTTTCGTAGTTAATAATCTCTTCGGATCTGTGCCCGAAAAGACGCCAAATATCAGAAGCCTGCTCTGGGGTAATCTTGCCGCTAATAGCGCGAGTAAACGCACGATTGAATCGGTATTCAATTGCACCATGACCCAAGGCGTTGGCCACACGCTGCAAAGCTTCAGTAGTGTTTGCCGTCAACTCAAGGCCGTTCTTTGTTGCGACACCTTTGAGGTCTTCTACCAACGCGCCCAGGTTGTTTTTATTCTTTTTCATCGCATCGAGCGTGGCTTGGTATAGGTTAAACTCCATCTGAGCATCAATCTTTTTCCACGGCCCGTCTGCGACAAAAGCCCGAGAAAGTGCGAGGACGACGGGAGAGGTTCCCACTTTCCCGATTTCGTGGACACTCTTGCCCCAACGTTGTTCAAGCAACTCACGGATAGATGGGGGCTTGGTTCCTTTCGGGACTTCTCCGCGCCGTATCTGGGCTTTGATCTCTTTTTTGAGCCTTGCCTGCTCTGCTTTCGCCATTTTCTTCAGGCGCTTCATTCCAAGGGCTCGGGGATCATTCAGGACTTGTTGGATGGCCCGGTCGAAAATAGACAATTCGCCCATGTTCAAGTAGGTCGTCCGTGTCCTAAATACTGGTAAGCCTTCTGTGCCCTCTAAGTATTTAAGCAACATTTTCTGTGTTTCGCGTGCCCGTGCCGAAGAGCCCATTCCTTCGGTCATCTTTTGAATGTACTTTGCGATTGCGAACAACTCATCTTTGAGGTGATCTTGGAGGTGGTCAACACTCTTAACGACCTGCAGCACTGCCTCTGTAGTATCCCCAATCTCTGCTCGCACTGGGTCCGTAAAATCTCGAAGAGTAGGCTGCAGTTTTCTTTCAATAAAAGACCGGAAAGAGGTTATCTGCAAATCTGGGTCTGTGCGTGCAAGCCGTAGCGCCTCCACGACATTCATAGATCGTGCATTTTTTTGGGATTGTTTGTAGGTATCTGTGAGTAATGGCAACAACCGCTGTAAGTGCATGGATTGATTAAGGGTCAACTCCATCTTCTCGTTACCGTTGTTTGCGGCTTCTAAGATTCGCTCAAGGACTCTCCCACTCTCACCACCCCGCTCGGCTGTTTTTCGAACAACGCGAGGCTTAAAAAGTTTTTCCAACTCTTCGACCATCTTAACGGCGTTTACTTCGCGACTAGCTACCGTACCCGCCACCACCTCGTCTATAGGTTGTCCCTCAATTAAACGGGTTGTAGTTTGTAGGATTTTATTAAAGTGAGCGGTAGCATCTGGAATCCCCCGTAACGCTCTCGTACCTATTTCAATGTCATCAGCCAGTTTGCCTAAAACTTTATTGAGTTTGTTTAGGTCATCTTGGAACGACAACTCTTTTAGTTTTTCTTTGACAGCTACCTGCATGTCCCCAATTCTTTCGGGAACCCCTCGCGCAAGTTTAGCTGCAGTCTGGTGTTCTTTTTCTGCTTCTTTGGCTTTCTTCGAGGCCGCTTTAGCTTTCCGCTCTAATTCTGCCCGAATTTCTGTAAGTTCTTTTTCAATCTTCTTCCCGCCCCAAGCTTCGTCAAGCAACCCTGGGGCACGCTCTGCAGATACGAGGTGGTCTTGAATGCTTTCCTGTACGCCATATAGCCTTGCCTTGTGCGCTTGGACTTCAGCGCCAATGCGGGACAATTTGGTAAAAATCTCGTTGGCGCGGACTGCCCTTTCTAGGGTTTCTAATTCATCAGCATCATAGAGTTTCTTAGCTTCTTTTGCTTTCTTCTTGGCATCTTTGATTGCTTTGTGATTAGCGGGCGTAGGGTCGGCATCGTAAGCGTCTTTTCTGCGTACAATTTCTGCTTCTGCTTTGTCTAGATTGTCCTTACGGCGCGCCTTGTCTTCAAGAAAAGGTTTGTCTTGTTCGTACTGTTTTGCAGCTTTAGCTTCTAATTTTCGAAGCTTTTTCTTGGCTTTTTTCAGAACCTCACGCGAAACTTGTACCTCAGTTAAGAAAGCACCTTCGCTCCTTTCCCACTCTTCAAGAGTCTTTTGAGCATTAAATTTTTCGACTTCTGCACGGTTAGCCGCTGCACGGGCTTCTTCCAGCCGTGCTGTATGGTATTGGGCAGCCTCTGGAGAGTCTTTGCCCATAGCGAATACAGGCTTTCGGACAGAGTGTGCGGTTGCACCAACCATTTCATCGTTTTTAAGTGCAGCGCCATTAGCTATGTTTTGCGCAAGATCATCTGACAGCGGTGCAGTGGGCGCCGTGTGATCAGGGAAAGTCTTACGCAGCGCGGTTTCTTCTGCCTGGAGGTTTTTGGCGTTTACTTTGGCTTGTGCCAACTCCGTCTGGATTGCTTTTAGTTCGTCAAGCATTCCAGGTTGTTGTAGGTTTCCACGCCACTTTTTTTGTTTACGCTCCAACTCAGCAACACGCGCCAGCGCTTCATCCTTTTTACGTTCCGCATCTGACCACGGGTATTCATCAGCTTGTCGGGCCCGTTGCTCCCACGCACCCGTTATTGCAGACTTCCGTTCGATAGGACGCAGTGGAGTGCGCGTCGTTTCTCCGATTAAAACTGTTTCTCGTAAGGCCGGAATGTCAGCTTCGTCTACTCGTACCCACTGGTTGTTGTCTATCCGCATGTATAGACCGAAACTGCCATCAGAGTTAGTTAGCTTGTAAACATCACCATCAACAGTCGTTTCCCCGATTCGCGATCCGATTGCTGCTATGTCTTCTCGGATCGTGGCTTCGAGGCGTTCTCGTATAGGCTTCTCTAAGGCTTCGCGATTGAGATTCCTAAGATAGTGTTCTTGTTTCCAAGTTTCCCATCCCCGAAAACCTGGGGGAAAGACTTCACCAGCAGCTTCAAACTGGTTGATGGTGTCTTCCATATTCTCAATCTTAAAGACTTTGGTGACGTCTGCCCTACCAGCACGTTCAGCCGTTACGCTGGCCTCTTGAAAACTTTGGGATATTGTTTTCTCAATATATTCTTCTTTGTAGGCCTCGTCTGTAAACTTACTGCCCTGTAAAACTGCAGGGCTTTCCTCTATACCGGCAGCGCGAGCAGCAATACGCGCTTTTTCTGCAGCCTGTTCCAGTTTCCACTCAGTCCTGCTAATGTACTCTGAAATATACCCCCGGTATCCCGATTCTATGTGGAGGTTTTCTTTCACCATACGGGTGACTTCTGGGTCTAGTGGGGAATCTTTGGACTCCATTATTTGAATTTTTTCGGAAGCACTCACGTCACTACGTTCTAGTTTTCGTAGGACTTTTGCCTGACTATTCATGGAAGCTTTGGCTGCTCGATATACACCTATGCCTTGGCCCATTGTAGCTATTGTGCCTGTTAGGGGATCAGCGCCTAAACCGGGTGCAAACTCAGCCGTCAAGCCAGAGAACATCGCAGCGCGGATCAAAGTGTTGCGCTGCCACCCTTCCATGTCCATCGCATCTGCAAAGTCGTTTGCGATCTCTGCTTGTACCTGGAAAAGCATGTTTCCGTTGCGGAGATTCTGGATCATCCGTTTAGTCTTTACGTCGTCGCCAGTTGTTCCTGCCCAGGTTGCAAGTATGTTAGCCGCAGTGTTGTATCCGCCTTTCGTAATTTCCCACAAAGACTCTGCAGTTTCGGTGGCTGCAGCCACATCTGGGTTGTTGCCGATAATAAGCTTCATCAGCCCGAAACCAGCTTCGTCTTCGTTTCCACCAGCCAAAGCGGTACTAACGTCAGCAACAATTTCAGAGCCCGATTGTTTTGCGATAATATCGCGATTCAGTGCCTTGAAGACCGCTTCTCCGATACCGTCTTCCGGTACGCCTTCGGCCTTTATTGAGTCGCTATAGGTTTGTAGCGTTGCCCCAATCCAAGTGGGCAGCATCCAACCATTGATAGAATCCATGATCGTTCGGGCAACGAATTGTCGGTGAGTGGGTGTCACATCAATCGCCATTGTGGGCGTAGTTGCTGTGAGCAGGGGCAACACAAAAGGGTTATCCGCAAGCCCTTTTCGTACAACGTATTCGGCTGCTTTTTGGGGGGTTCCAATGAATGCTGGAACTATGGTGAAAAGACTGAGCGGATCGTTTTTATACGCTTCCCGAAGCTGGTCAATCTTAATAGTTTCTTCTGTTTCCCAGAAGTCTTGCCACTTTTCGTGCGTAGCCATTACAGCTTCAGTGGTTCTTTTGGGGTCAGGGTCAGTCCACGCAATACTGCCTCGACCAGCATTGAGGACTACGGCAATATCTTCTTTAGCTTTTTCGTGTGCTACTTGGTAAGCGGCATTCTTCGCTCCAACGGTCAAATCTCTTGCAAAGAAAGTTTTACCCTCTTCTTCGAGAATATCGTGCTGATACAGGCGCGTTAATTCTTCTTTCGCTTTTTCAATATCTATGTGGCCTCGGCCATCTATATAGTCTTCGACAAACATATCCCTAATGGGACTTTTTAGAAACTCGGGTTTTTCTTTGACTGCACGATTCCAACCATCTGCGGATTGTTTTTTCTGGTTTTGCGCTTCTCTCTCTTCTACAATCCGACGTGCTTGGGCTCGTTGGGCTAAAACGCTGTTCGTCTTGCCCAGAATGTCGTTAATTTGCTCGGGAGTAAACTCAGGGCGCTCTTCAGGTGGCTGATCGCTTTCCCGAGATAAAAACATTCTAGCGGCGGTAAGGCCCAACCCCAAACCAGGCGTAGGCATAAAAAGCGGAAGCTTGCCAGTGATACCAGCGGCTAGGTCTTTCGCCATCCTTTCAGAGACTTCATAACCGTGGTCTGCTGTCATGGCGTGAAGACCAAAAATCTCTTCGGGTGACCACTTCGTTTCTATCCAAGTAAGTTCATCTTCCGAAAGAGAAGAGAAACCCTTTTCGCGGGCTTTTTGGTAGATTCTATCGGTCTTGCGATCCGACTCTTCAAAAGCCTCCGCGATGTTCTGCTGGGCTTTTCGATACTTGTCTAAGTCTTCGGCAACAAAACCTGTGGTGCCCGCTGCTGCAGTATAGGCCATCGCACCTGCGGGAGAAATGGGTGTTTCTACAGATTTTTTAAACCGAAGGGCACGTAGTTTTTCTTTGTCGTATTGTGGGATGGTCCCTTTTACGGGATCTACCTGAATGTCAAAACCGATTTCATTCAACTCAGCGTCAGTCGGGTCTTCTCCTGAAACATAATCTGGAACGTCCAACTTTGGTGAAGGTTGGACGGGTTCGGGAGCCTTAATGGGTTCTGGAGCCTTAATAGGTTCGGGGGCTAAAGCAGGTGCAGTACGCCGGGGAGTTTTTGGGGCCTTTGGTGCTTCAAAGTTATCCAATTCCTCCTGCGTATATGGGCGCCATGCTCCGTCTTCCCCAATAGGCATTACTTACCGGCCTCGTCTTCGGGTTTTTGGTTTTTAGCCCGATCTTCAGTGGGGCTATCGTTTTGAGTGGGAGTTTGTGCCGTAGTTTCCGCCGCCAAGCGTCGGTTTCTGTATCGCGGACGCAGCATGGCAAAACCTTCCGCCATGCGGGTTCTGAGATTGCCTTTTCCACCCTCGCGTTCCATTCGCCGCTGCTGCAGTTTTTCTGTATCTTTTGCTTTGGCTTCTCTGTCTCGATCGCGAGACTCTTCCACAAACGCTCGATACGCCACATCGTCTGTTTCAAATTCGTTGTTTTGTTTGAAAGCCTGGAACAAAGCAGAATCAATAATGTCATTCTTAGCTTGGAGGACCTTTCCAGGCGGATTGGGATTATCTATGTGGTCAATCTGTGCCTGGAATTGCTCTTTAAGCATATCCCGAGAAGGTTCGCGATCTGTTTGCGTAGTCTGTGTTTGGACTTGTTCTGTAGTGCTGCCTTCTGGTGCAACAGCTTGTCCCGGTTGTCCTGTGACAGTCAGCGTCCCGCCGGGGCCTTTCGCTGTTTGCGAATTGGGTTTAATGGCTTTGCGGCCCATCAATTCTGTAAATCGTGCAAACACGGGGTCCAAGAAACCTGGAAGACCTGCACCGGCTTTGGTTAGGCCGTCAAACGCTTTCATCATTTGCTCTTCGTATTTAGCGTCCTCTTGCCGCATCGCAGCCCGCGCTCGTTGAGCCGCCATGAAGTTGCCTTCCATACTAGCCCGTATGCCTTCAGCCGCTTCTTCAAGACTTCCCTCTGCGCCTTCTGTTCGGACAAGTTGATTGTTGGCGTCAACTTGCCACCCAAAATACTGCCCAAGGTTGAGTTGATGTTGTGCCTCTACTCTTTCGATAAAAGCTGCATCTACTTTGGGGTTACCAGTTAGTGCGTCTTCAATAGCCTTTAAGAGTGGTACGGCCTTGGCTGCATCTATCTCATGCTCGCGCCTCCCCTTTGGATCGTTCGCAACAGGCTGCACAAAGCGTCCAATTTCATTGACCATTTCGTCGTCAATACCTTTAATGATTTCGCCGTGGTGCATACCCCTGTTGGCAATCCTTTTGTCGTTGATTTGAATAAACCCCAAGGCTTTGTTTAAGGCAATTTCAGCGTTGCGAGCAGAAGCGGAAGCTGTGGATGAAATACCTTGTTGAAGCAGGCGTCCCAGGGTAGCCAACTCATTCGCCTCTGCTGTACGGGTTTGGTAATTGTGGCGCAAACCTTGGGATTCTAATTCATTTTCAGATTGCTCGTAAGCAGCAAGAGCATCAATAAGTGCTTGTCGAGCCGCGCCCTGTTCTTGCCAAGAAACTCCTGTAGGAAAAACCCCTGCAGCACCTTGAGCGGCGCCTTGCAGTCTACTGGGAACAAAGCCAGCAACAGCACCCATGCGGGCTTGTCTCAACGCTTTTCGATAATCTGAAATCTCTTCCCAAGTCGAACCTTCCTGCCCAGAAATGTCGGGGAAGGCAACAGCGTAGGGGTCGTCAGCGTACTCAGGCATACGTTTTTTTGCTTCTTCTGCCCGCCGTTCTCTGCGGGTTTCGCCTATGGTTTTGTACGGTTCTGCCATGACTACTTCCTAAGCCTGGGTGGTGGGATTCATAAGACCTGCTCCAGCACCCATCGCACTTGTAGCGCCTTGCATCGCAAGTTGCGCGCTGGCCACGTTTTCTTGCGCCTTACGGTCCCGCTGTCTTTCTATGCGGTTTTGCAGATCCTGTATTTTCATCATCTGCAGTTTGTTTAGCGTGTCGGTAGAGTGCGCAATTCCGGCTGCAACCGGTTCGGCCATCGCCCCAACCTGACCTTTGATTGCTTCTTCGCTTGGGCCTTCGGGACCAGTAAGAACATTAGCTAATGCGCCTTGCCCTGCAATCGTACCTAGATTTGCTGTTTGCGAAGCGAGGTTTTGCATGACCTCGGCATCCGACACCATCGGATTTTCAAGCGCCTCGTCTAAGGCTTCCCTTGTGCGGATACGCTCCAGCTTGTTTGAGGCCAGAACGTTTCCACGGGCCGCACGCTTTTTCAAGCGCGCCATCTTTTTGCCTTTTTTCTTGTCTAGGCGTTCTTGCTTTTTATCGCTGTAGATACCGGCTTTTTTATCTTTCCATCTTTTATTTGTATTTTTGCCCACCAGTAACTCCTAATAAAACCAAATTGCTTTCATGTTTCGTACACGGAATCTAGCAGTTTGTTCTTCATTATGCACGCCAATCCAAGCATGGTTCCAACCAGCTTTAACGGGAGTACCCGACCAATTTACCGGATCAAAACCCGTTGCGTAGTGTCCCGACCAAACCCTATCTCGGTGTGGGCGGCGCCAAGCGCGGTGTGGTTTGGCTTCAACACCAACCTCATCTGCTTCAGGGTCGTAACCATTGTGCCCATGACGGGAAGACGGTACTACCCGCGTGCCCTCAGTGCTGGTCCCGTTAATGAAAAACTTCATACGGGTAAGCTTTTCTTCGGACTCCAGTTTTTCAAACATTGTAGCGTTGGCCCCAAAAACGGTCCAAGTAATAATCAGGTGTGTGGGCACATCTGGCGGCACGTAAAAACTGATAGCTGCCCCAGGTAGGGGAATGTACGCTTCTTTGTTTGTATGGTCTTTGGCAAAGACTTTATCTCCGTGAAAATCAAAGTTACCGGTCAACCCCTCCATTTTCCCAAAAATAGCGGTTCTAGGTCGGATTTTGTCACTGGTGATGTTTATGCCGCTTTTTTTGTTCGCAGCATCTAATCCACCATTTATTACTATATGTGAAACATTACCTGGGTGATGCCCCCACAACGAGTCAAATTTTTCAGCCGGTACAGGCTCTCCGTCTGGGAAATCAGATGCAGAATAGATGTTAATGTCCGCCATTAGTATTATCCGTCTAAAGAGAAGTAGTAATTATTACCCAAACCTAATTTTGGGGTCAGACCTGTAACGCGGGTTTCTCTTACCCATAGATACCCAATGCCCTGTTTGCCCGTAATAATGGGCGCATGGTTTACTCGAACACACGCCAAAAGCTGTATGTGCGTAAACACGTTGGGTACAGTTCCCCCTACTTCACGGGGTAAAATATCTATCTTTCTAATAAATGAGCGAATAGGTACGTCTTTATAAATGCGTGGCATGGCTTTGCACGCACTGTTTTCAGGTGCAAACTCTCCGTCAGGAATTTCACGGGCAGAACGATTATCTGCAGCAGAATCGCTGTTTGTGTTTGTGTCAGAGTCTATATACCGAAGCGTTTTAGGTACCGGGTAATAATTCCCGCTCATGTCTTTTAAGGCGAGCATGAAGAACCCGTATACGTGTGTAGTATTTCCTTGCACAAAAGTAGGTTTAGTCGAGCCTGTTATATCGGCTGTACCTGTACCAGACGGGCTACTTCCACCAGCTTTGCTCGCAGCGCCGACAAGCTTGGGCTGTACGAATCCCCCCCCAAACCCCTGTACTGATTCGTAAGTCCAATTAAGTTTTGAGACATGGGCATTCGCCAGGGCAAGCAAACCCGTATCTCTAGTAAAATTTAAGTCAATCGACGCAGTGCTGTTTGGAAGCGTGTTGTACCAACCACGCCCACTACCGCTCGTATCGCCCAAGTCAAGGGGCATTCGATCCCAACCGGTCCCCGACATTCGCGCCGTGGGCCAGCCAGGAAAAGAGTATTTATACGAACTTATTTTTGTGGCTGCTCCTGTATGGGATTTTGTGCCCATATAGTAGGTAGAATTGGGCAAGTGATCCCTGTTTAGAGATTTATCTGGGATAGCAGTTTCATCTAAATTGTTGATCTCTGTTCCCACCGCACTGAGTTGGGATGCAATCTCCGCGCCCCGTATCTTGTCACCTTCCCCGAAAGGGGTCCAGTCTGCCATTATGCCATCTCCAATGCGATCAATTCGTTAGTGGCTACTATGTAGTAATCTGTGTCACTGTCGTAGGCTTCGTAATCGTGTGTAGCCACCATTCGACCCTGAAGCGAAATGGTGTGTGTTCCATTTGAGACGTTAATAAGAGCGTCAGTCGCAAAAGCGTGTTTCCACACAGCGTTTGCCTCACCGCGAGTGTCATTAGCCCGATCCATTCCACCAATAGTGCTTTCTGCTATTCGAGTACCATCTATTGCCAGTGAATACTGTACCCCAGGAAAATCTTGGTCCCGTGAGGACGGTGTCCTGTAATCTTGTTGCCAAGAGGCGATTAGCCATAGCATACAATCGCGGGTTGTTATTTCTAACTCAGCAATCGTATACCACCTACGGTCTGTGGGTATTTTCGTCCACCTATAAAACCCTTCGTACCCTAATAATGGGTGGTAAGCGTTCCTTTTTGCTGCGGAGGCTCCATTAAAAGTACGTGCGACTTCTGCGTATCTATTGTGGACGCGACCCAAAGCGTTAGCAGATAGGTCGTCGTTTACAAAACTGTCTTTTGACCAATTCTGCTCTCCAAGGTTTCCTTGTACCGCTGAAACTACTTCTCGTAGGTTTTCATTTACATGATCTACGTCTACAGCTTCTAGCGCTCTAAAACTGTGTTTTGGGTATATCGTAGGCATTAGGGTATTCGCGCTCCAAAGCTACCGGGCTTAGGTTCTTCATCAATAACCATACCAAGAAATTCTATTGGCTTGTCTGCGTAGAGAACAATTTTATATACCTCGCAACTGGGTGCATCTATGTCAACGCGGACCCAATAAGGTCTTCTACGATTCCAAACACCCTTTCCGAGCAAGCGATCGTCGTCTACAATGCTCGGGTCGCTGAAGAACACGGGCGGATCTTCTGGAGAATACAGCGTGACGTTGGCCTCATAAACTTTCGTTTTTCGCCAATCTCGGTAAACCAAAACGTCTGCTACACTCGATGCACTTTCTCTCAACGCAAAATAAACTGTTTTTACTGACCGGCGATCTTTAGAGCGACCCCAATCTATCCAGCTTGTCTCAATAAGAGCCTGTTTACGTGTATCAGCGATTGTATGTGTGTGGGTACCACTTAAATGTTGGTACTCAGGATTTGCTCCCCGGTCTATGACAAAAACACCTTTTGCTGTTTTGTCTACAGCACTGAGGGTTGACTGGCCCCCAGGCCTGTAATTTCTCGATTCAACAGCTTCTACAGACCCTGCTCCGAAAAGATACTTTCGATCGTCTTGAGTAACGCAAACATCTGCGTAGTCTTCCCCGTTACGTTGTCTCCACCCAGACCCATCGTAAATAAGGCAGACGTTGTTCTCTTTGCTTGCGTCCATGGGGAGCCAACAACGATATTCTTGGGTTGTGGGATCAAAAAGAGCACATGCACCCTTCGCCCGTAGCCAGTTAATTCGATCAATCTTACGTTGGATTTCACCGCTAATGCGTGTGATACCTTGCGAGGTCATCTGATAAAAACCCCCGCGACCTAGCCAAATAGTCGAACCGTCAGGCATGTTAGCGAACGTTCCTGGGCCAACGCACCCAATATCAGAACTTAGGGCAGACGCACGGAAAGAGTCTCCTGCATCGTTTGGCGTAACGATAAACACTGACGATTTAGTAAAAACCAGAAGCCCGCCGTTACTGTTCCACAGACCCGTAATTTCTCCACCTGTCGGATCGGGAAAAATGCTCGTACCTTTTAAGAAAGTGCCGTACCGCCCAGGGAGGGATGGGACTACTTCTGCCGAATGTGTAGACGTGTTGGCAATCCACAAGCGGCCAAGAGCGTATCGACACAGTTTGAAGTTGGGTACGGGGCGAACGTCAAAAGTGGGCGCAACAAGCCAAGCATCGGGACAGTTATCAGACCAAGACGTGCTGATATTATCAGGCATGTTGGCATCGGCAGATATTGTACCGAATCCAACATTACCAGGAACAATGAACAACTCACTTGTTCCAGAGTTTCTTAAATCGCGAGTACGCAATAGCCTTCGAGCCACCGTACCCTCTGGACCTTTATCAATCCCGTTCCAGAATACCGCTTTCAACAATACATCAGACTGTTTGCCCGTTATTTTTTGGCTGGCGAATGTAATTTCATTCGAGCGGGGGGAAATGGGAGAAAAGTTACCGAAATAATCAACCCATTGTACAGCCCCCTGGTACGCACCCAACAGTAATTGGCCCCCAAACGTGTCTTCGGGCAGAATCCACGGATTAGCTGTACCCAGCCGTCCATAGCCAAAGTCTTTATTTAGGGTGTATTCTTCTCGAAGATCAGAACGACCAACATTGTACCCGTGGTTGTTGGGTTCTTCAGCTTTCCTGGTTTCAGGGCCAAGACCGATAGGCGGTGCGGGCGCATGGCTATAGCCCAAAGGGAGAATAGTTTCTCCATCATAAAAATAGGCTCTGCTATCGTTTTGCGGTGCAATCACAATGCCCCGGTCTGTGAGTGCGAACTGTGTTGGAAATTGTGGGGTAGTCGTCGAACCTATAGACGCTGTAATGGGCGCTGTGCCGGTAGAGGATACTAAAGTATGCCAAGGATCTGTTTCCGAATACCACCCATGATATGCGTGTAGCCCATTAGAATCGTGTAAAAGCAGTACGTCAGAGTTGTATCGACTATTCTCTAAGCGGCCGTGAAAGATCCCGTAAAAAGTTGAACCATAAGTATCTGTACTTGTTGTACGAAAAAGGGGGCTTGGTCGTCGGCAAGTTCTTAGTGACCCTTCACTAGTTGCTTCAAAATTACTGATTCTAGCGGCTACGTCTGCCGGTAGTATGAGTTTACCAGAAGCTGCCCGAAGGACGAGCGGGTCTGTTGTAAACCGCGTTGTTTGGTCTGCCATCGCAAGACTCCCACATAAATAGCCTTACTTTAACGCCAACATTCCATGTTCTTTTTCAATGTGCTTTTGTAGGGATTTTTGGTAGGCGTATTTTTTACCACATACACCACAGACAAACTTTTTCTTCTTTTTTTGGTAGTTGCTATCTACAAAGAAATCACCATTACCATCATCTTCTTCGGGCTGTGTAGCACCCACAGCCGTTTGCACCGCCTCTTCTACAGTGTCTTTGGCAACGACTTCCATCGCTTTTTCTACAACTTCTGAAGCGCTTGAACCGGTTTCTGTCAGCAACTCTGCAACCCGTTGGGCTACACGTTCTACTACAGCAGACAGATTATCTTCCGTCAAAGCAAACACGGGCTCCCAGCCCTGCAGTTCTGGGCTGTGCTGATTGATATAGAAAGCTGCCTGCCCCGGAACCAAAAACAGCGCACGCCAACTACCGCTGGCGTATCTTTGTAGTGATTGGACTGAGGCCACTTCGAATTGGCCGTTTTCTTTTTCTCTGCGCCAGTAAATTGCAGAGGGGTCTGGTGCTGGAAAAACAACACTAGGCATATTTTACTCCTTAAAACGAACGCGCACTTCTCGTATGGGTCTACGAACCCGAGCAAACTTTTTGCTTGGCCGTATTCGAGGTAACATCGCGTATCGCTTGGTTAGTGTGCGGAGCGTGTCTGCGTATCGACGCTCCGCATTTTGGGATAATTCCATGCTGCCCTGCAACTCATAGAAGTAGATTAAACATTTTTCTATGAGAGCCTGGACTGCTTCTTCATGGATTCTTGGGGCATCGGTATCGTTTAGCAGTTTCGCTGGCCGACGTAAGACTCGACATTCGATCTCGTACCGAGCATCCGGTAATGGGTTGAGGCGGACAGTTTGGTATCCGTGCGTCTCTTTTAGCCTTTCAAAATAGTCGGGTGTCGCGCCTCTGTAGGAGTCGAATAGAGAGTCTGCGCCATGGTCGGTGCCGTCTTTTAAAAGGTGAAAAGCTTTTTGTTCTTCCACGTTGTCGTTGAGAACGGTTCTAGCACCCGATGGCCCAACAGTTGTGGGCATAGTTCCGGTTCGTCGAATATATACTCGGCTCCCAATACCGCACCTACCTGTGCGAAGCGCGTCTCGTAAAATCTTACCGCCTGCGGTGAATTCTGTGTCGGGATTGGTCATTCGCAGATACCCGAAGTCTAATAGAGTGTTTGGATTGGGAATCCTGTATTCTATGTAATCTGTACTACTTAAAACTGATATGGGGGCACTAATGGGTGATGGAGCACTTTCCCAGCGGGGTTTTTCCAAGTTTGTTCCATGCGGACTGTGCACACTGTCGTCTAAGAGTCCCACAGTCCATGTATAACAAAACTCGAAAGTCCCACGGGGCATCGGGCCAAGCCAAGCGCTTGAATCGTTTGCAGTCTCGGTTGTTACTCGAACCTCTGGGGCCCGAGTTGGAGCATCAATTTGTTTGTGTGGGCCGCGAAAGAGGCTTTGAGGTCTTCCAGACTGTTGCCCACGATGGTCTACATAATCGTAACGCTCCATGTCGTATTGCGTTTCGATTTCTAATTCTGAATGTCGGTCATCCCAAATACGCGCAGAACGTAACTCTACTACGTCGGCTGAAAGGCCATACGCAGGAGTGTAAATGCGGTATGTCATGTCTGTCGCGGTTCCCTTCATTTCGGAGGTAACTGCAATATATTCTTTGATGGTAGGGGAAGCTGACACGTCTTTCCACGAACTGAGAATTTCCCTACGTTGAATTGTCCCATCAGAGAGGGTCAATTCGATCATTCGCCCGCCCAGTTGGGAGTATTCGGGTGAATCCCCGATGCTTGGCCAAGCACTAACGCCTGTGTCTGTGGTCGTATAGGTTCGAACAAGCACATAGTCTTCAGTGTGCGTGTAAGTGCTTCCATCCTTTTTTGTAACTGTTTCTGTTGCTACTGAAAGGCGATCAGCAGTGCTACTCCCAGAATCAATATCTGCTTCTGTGATGAAAACTTCTTTGTCTTCAAAAAACAAGTAAGGGGCCTCCAGCGAAAGTTGCTGGTAGGCCCTATTGATCAGACGATCAACCTTATCCTTGAACGCGGTGGACTGGTCAGGTTGCCAGTCCACCTGTTCAAGAATTCGGGTGCGGATTTCACCCTTGTTCATTTACTACGCGCCAAGGCAGTTGATGTAGCAAGTCGCCAAAGCGCCAGAAGCTGCATCTTCTGTAGAGTAGCCGATAACACACGCTTCGTGAGCGTCTGCTGCAATCGAGCCACCTTCCATTCCCCTACCTGCTACGGCAGCAGAAACCGCGACAACTTCACTAGCGTCGATGGTTTCGGTTCCGGCAAGGACTTCGCCAATACCTTTTGAGAGAACAAAACCGTAGGAACCAGCAGCAATCGTATGCTGGGCTACGCCAAGGACTCGCATCGGGTTGGTATCGACAGGGGCAATAATTGCATCTGTCGTTGAGGTAGCTGCGTCACGGGCAACAATGGTTCCCTGGACAAAAGAACTGCCATCGTCATTGAAGACGTAGATCCAGTGCTTTTCCCCAAGGTTATCTCCCGCAGCGGGTTGACGATAAACAAAACCTAGTGGCAGTTTAGCTTCAGTATCAACATCAGTGACGTTGATACCCATAGTACGAGTTGCAGACATGATATTTCTCCTATGTCTTAAAGTGCGGTTTGAGTAACAACGCCGTTAGCGTTGAGGCGATCACAGTAAAGCTGCATGGACAGGACGATTTCCCATTCCCAAGCATCTTGGCCAGGAACCTTTACAGGTCCGCGGATTGCAAAGTCACCCTTGGTTTCCATACCGGAATCTTCACCAAGCGTGTACATGTGCCAAGTATCAGTCTTGAGCATATAAGTTACACCACAAGAAGAACTATCTGCCTTCCGTGGACCCTTATCGTCAGTACCGAAAGAGGCCAATGAGGTATCAAGAGAAGGTTCTACATAGAACTCCGCTTCTTGGAACATCAGACCCTGACGTGACGCACCGCGCTTTCCGGTTTCACCCTTGAACGAAGTTGCGTAACGAACCTGCGCATCCAGATCCTCATAGTATTTGTTGAAGGTGATAATATCACACAACATCAAATCAACGGGACCGCCTTGCTTACCTTCCACTGACGCTCGCCAGTACACATCGCGCAAGTTTTCACGAAGATTGCCTGCAGAACTTATTGCGTATTGGTTGTGCCAACCTGCAACAGCGCCACTAGCAGCACCGCTTTTGGTCAAGTTGAAAACCGTATCGCCCTGATCCGCAATAGTATCATACTGAAAAACACCCGTAAGGTCTGAGCCTGCTGGGTTGTAGGTGCTGTTTCCGTTCAGGGTTACGAAACCTTGGACGTTGTTATCAGCGCCGTTACCATTCACAAATTGTGAAACAATGTGCTCATGGAATTCCATGATAGCAGCTTCGGGGTAAACCTTGAGAAGACGTGCGATTGCAGTCTCACCAGAAGCTTCCGCGAGATCCTTACCGGGAATGACGAAAGAGTAGATCATCCGAGGGCAGTAGACCTGACCACGGTTACCGACTGTACGACGAACCGAAGAGTAGACTTCAGAACCGGTTTCAATCCGAGTCACTTGACCAGGACCGTTTGTGACAACTGGGAATTCCAAGAATGGAGCACCAGTATGTGCTTTATCAATGTTTCCGTTTAGGATGATCTTATCCAAAACAGGGTGGTGCTGATAAAATTGTTCTTGCCACTGCGGAGTTAGTTTCTTTACCGCAAAATTGAGTACATCTGCGCTTGTAGGCATTGTATTTTCCTATGGAGAGGGTTTAAAGACCCTGCCCTTTTCGCCAATTAACGGCGGCACGGGCAGCGTTAAATCGAGCATCTTTCGATGTTCGAGGGAGAGTGTCTCCGACGGTACTTTCGGGATTGTTCTTGCTTTCAGCACCGGCAGTTAGTTTCGCTCCGGGACGAGGCGCTGGCCTTGCTTTCGAGGTGCCCACTTTTAGTAGAGCATGTTCAAAAGCAAGATTATGCGAAGCACCTTGTTCTCGTAGCTGAGTAGCCATTTCAGCTACCCGTTCATCGGCTCCAACAAGTTTGACCGCGATTTCTGGTTCCCACTCTTTATCAAGTAAACTTGAAAATTGGGCCCGTTTTTCGTCGTCTTCAAAGATTTCAGGGTGAGCGTTCGCAAAGTTATCTGCGTATTCTTTCGCCTGTTGTTCAATATCTTCGTCAACCATTTTCTGAAAAGCGTCATAGTCAGCCTGCAGCTTTTCAATGTTTGCTTGAAGTTCTGTGTTGGCGGTTGTCAACTCTCCGACCCGAGGGTCTTCTGAGCCCGCAAGAATTCGTTTAAGAAGATCGCGTTCTGACTCTAGTTCAGATTTTCCTTCATCCCAGGCAGATTTCTCTGTCTGCCAACGAAGGCGCTCGTCTTCAAATTGCTTACGTTCGTTTGCCAGTGTTTGAAACTTCTTCGTGTACCCGCTTTCTAGATTTTTGTGTAGATAACGGACAGGACCACGAAGATCCTCGGGCAGCAAATCGATATTACCTTCCCAAGAATCAAGATTAAACGGAGGTGGTGTAACAGTTTCGGGTTTCTCGGTGGGCGATGCCTCCACGTTTGGTGATGAAGCAGAATTCCCTTGGGCATCTGCGGTTTGGGTTTGCACCGGTTCTGGTGCGGTACTCGACTCCACAGGTACAGCCTCCGACGAACCCGCATCTGCGGTGTCAGTGGCTTCTACTTCGGGGCTGGTCGAAATCTCAGACATAATCTTCCTTTTTAGGCTTCCGCCTTTTCTTTATTTTCTTTGTCTTTGTCCAAGGCAAAACGTACAGCGGCAATACGCATGTCGCGCATTCCGCCTTCGTTGCCTGATTTGGGTTCTTGTGGACCTTCGAAGGGCATACCAGAGCCTTCCGGCTCATCATCCATTGGAGGTTCTTCTCCCATTGGAGGCTCATCCATCGGTTCGCCCATGGGGTCGTCCATTGGCTCATCCATCGGAGGCTCTTCTTCTCCGCCCATTTCGGAGTCGGTATAAACGCGCATCCCACTGCCCAAAAGTGTTGAGAGAATTTCTGTGCCTCTCTTTCCTTCGTCAATTGCCGCGTCAATAGCTTCTGCAGCTTGGGTGGCAGTTTCTCCTGCCATATAAGAGTCGTCGTCAAGTCCTGGCATTTATACCTCAGATTGTTCTGGAGAAAAGTTATTTACTTTGTTTGCTAACACATTTCGTGTTGCTTGGATTCTTTGGTTGGCAATATCGGCTGAAGTAGCTTCCTGGTCGCCTTCTGTAGCCTGTACTTGAGGCATTTGCTCAGAAGCTGTCGGAGGCACTGCCGCAGAAAGTTTGGACTCATACAAAGCCATCAAATCTTCAAAAGACATTTCATCGTATTCTGTAGCCAAATTTGCCTCAAATTTGTATTTTAGTTTTACCTGCAGAGAGGCAACCTTGTCAAGACCCCGGTTTGGCTAACCTTTCTTTGTTTGCTTTCTTAAAATGGGAAACGTCTTTGTAGCCTTTTTTCTTTGCGGCTTGGTCTGCTTTATCTCGCAGGTCATTTCGAAAAGATTTTTCTTCGGGACTACCAACTTCCATTGGACGAACATTGGGGTGCTTTTCAAACCAAGCACGCTTTTGTGCGTTGGTTTCCCATTTTTGCCCAATCTGTGAGTTGGTTTCTACGTTTGACCAAACAATGCCCAAGGTGGGGGTTGGAGCAATCTTAATCTTACAAGGTTTTCCACAGGCAGCGCATATTTTGTATTCGGAAACAGATCGGAGCACATCTTCAAGCGTGCCGCAGTCATCGCAGATTTGAGTGTAAAAAGGCATGATCAAGCTTCCATAAAATTTATTTCTTTTGGCCCAGGTGCTTTAGATTCGGGCAATTGAATTAGAGGCTGTACGGGGGCGGAGCGGGCGTCAGCCATCCCTTTCAGGGCGCTACGAATCTTTTGTTTTCGTAACTGATTATTCTGAAACTCTTGCCCAGGAGCGGGGGCTTGTGCGGTTGGGGCTGCTGCGGGCTGCTCTTGGTTTTTGTATTCGTCCCAATTTACAAGGCCCATGTCTACCGCAGGATTGTCTACTGCCATCTTATCCCCCATGCCTCGTCGACAATTCACGGTCGATAGAATCTGCGAGTTTTTGCATCGCCTCTAGTTGTGGGCCTCTGGGTTCGTCCATCATGCGGGCCATCAAACGGCGGCGACCTTCCTGTAATTCTTCAGTAGATTTTTCGGAAAGATTTGGCCCTCCCGGTTCGGGTGCAGGCGCTTCGGGTGCTACTTCTTGGATAGGCGGTGCATCACCCATAGCTGGTTCGCGCGGTGGCATACTAAATTCGTGGCTCATTGTAATTGCGCCAGGACCAGCAGCAGCCGGCCCTCGGCCGGGTTTGTAGATAGGCTCGGTTCCTTCCACAAAATCGCTATTGGCTCCGCCGCCATACAACGTTTGCGGTTTTTGGGTTGCAGGGTTCGCCAAATACTCTTCGCCCATCATTGGCGGTTGTTCTTCTGCCCAAGGTGGTCTGAGCGTTTCGCCCATTCCCATCGTAGAATTTTTGCTTTGAACATTCTGCATCGGATCGAACGATTCTGCTGGCTGTTGGCCTGCTTGATATTGCAAAGCTTCGCGGGCTGCTTGGTGTCTTGGGTGTGTCGGGTACGCCATTTTTTATCCTTGGGGAGTTGGGAAACCTGCACCACCGGCCATTCCGCCGATAGCTTCTGTTGGAATTTCGGGTACACCGGGAGGCATACCGCCTGTTGCCATCGTATCTTCGCCAGGAGCACCGGGACCGAGAGCGTCTGGATTCATGGGAGATCCAGCTTGCTGTCCGGCATGTGCCGCCTTCATCTGTTGAAGTTGCTGCTGTTGGAGTTGTTCTTCCGAAACAAGAACATCGCGGCTAATGTCCAACACCTCTAAAAGATGCGACATTAGTTTTCTTTGATCCACATTCTCAGACACCATTAGGATTTCTAAGAATTGGGAAAGTTTTTTGATTTGAGCTGCTTTAGAGTTTTCTGTGGGGCTGTAGGGTACAACCTCGTAATCAATATCTAAAGGTTCTTCTAATGACTCGCCCCTGCGTAACGCTTCGTCAGCTTCCAGAGGATCGCGAGCCATCAAGTGTTTGCGTGCAACGATTTTTGCGTTTGCATCGCCCGCCACGCGCACGGGAATCTCTTCGGCAGAAGTCAGGTATTCTTCGTAGAAACCAACAGCCGTTTTTGCCATATGCTCGATAACAGCATTGATAAGTTTGGTTCGACGGCCCAAGCGGGTTCGCATGGCAGAATCTACAAGCGCCAACTCGGTTGCTACGTCCGTAGATCCGGCTTGGCCGCGAGCATAGTCAGGAATGCCCAAGACAAATTGGATCGAACTTTCAATCCGATCCCGAATCGTGTCAAAACTAGGAGAGAGTGCAGACGTTGGCGTTTGCCCCAACATGTCTGCGAGTGGGGCCGCGTTTTTGCCTCGGAGCCTAACCACGTCTCCCGGACTGGTTGCTGTAGAAACTTGATCGACGAAATCTTCGGGATCGTCGCATAGGGCTTCATTGACGACTGTAACAGGGATTGAAGATTGTGCATGGCGTAACTCCAGGGTATCCAACTCGTTTAGACGCCGCTGTTGCCGCTCCACCAACTGAGAATCACTCATTCCGCCAATATCGGCCAAGTTTTCGTTGAAAGACAGAAGCTTGAATGGGTTTCGAACAAAAGTGTAGGGCAAATCACCTACGAACAGGGGTTCGGACTCATTTTCAAGCATGTGGTAGTACCGATCGTTTGTGAAGTCATAAACTTCGTAAACAATCACCCATTCAAAGGTTTTCCGCATATCTTCGGAAAGTTTGATGGTGGTTTCTTCTTTATCGCTCAACCATTTAGGAAAAGCACCAAAACTGGCTTTTTCAGCGATAGCGGGGTCATATTCCATTGAACCGCGCTTCTTTTGGCGGCGATTCGTGCGTCCTTGGAATTCTGCCCGAGTTAGTGTGGTCACTTCAATGGCGTACCGAATATCTTCCCAGCGGCTGACAGTCATGTCATAGAAGAAGTATCGGGGATCTATGACGAGGTAGTCTGGACTTTTTTTCGAGAAATTCCAAACACTCTTCAAGATTGAGCGACCATAAACAGAGGCCATCGTAGCCATTCGCCACAAAATCTCGTGGGCACTGGTTCGATACAGCACATCGTTAATCAGGGCTTCCCGATACTGTGCAGCCTCTACAGTTTCGTCATCCCGCTTTCTTGGAGCACAAGTAACTCTCGGAGTAGGGGGAGTGACGCTGGCAACCATCGTATCCGTGAAGGCATACAGATAGTTATTCTCAACCAAAAGCCCATCAGACTCGTCATCTGTGTATTCGCCCCAATACTCGGAGCGATACCACGCACGCCACTTATCAAAAGACTTATGCTCTTTGTTAGCCTTTTTGACGTGTGCTGCGATGATCGACTTTAAGGTTTTTGGATCGAGAGCCATTAGTCAGATTCTTCCTCTTCTTTGTCCTTTTTGTCGTTGGCTATCGCTTCTTTGGCTGCGCCTTTGAGCGTATAAATCTTACCAACAGTGACAGTAGCTTTTGGGTCCTTGGTGCCTGGGCCGATTTTAGGCTTCTTCGGTTTATCCATAGCCGAAGCTAGTTTAGATTCTGCCTCGTCGGTTTTTTTCTTGAACTCTGGGGTGGGTTCGATGTCATCTTCTTCAAACATAATTTCTCCCGGTTGGGTCAGTGTAACATTTATTACAGCCAATATTTATCGCGCTTTTTGTTTTTTTGCTTCTCTACTTCTTTGTAGTGCTTTGTGCGTTCATCATAAGTCATTGGCCTAAACTCGATTATATTGTCTTCTGGCTTCGAAGAGCGGCGAGTACGCCGGGGCGCGAGACGAGCGCCTACAATCGCCATTGTAAGAGCAGAAACCTTATCCCAGTGGTGCCTATCCCGCCTTCTGCGGGATGGTTGGCCCCGAGACAACTCAGAATTTGCACCCTCTTCGATTCTTTTGTCGTTTTTGTACGACATTAGTTGTTCGACTGTATTTTGGTCATTCAAAACCAATTCATCGAGCAAAGCATCAATCAGCCAACCAACACATTCGTCAATTGACTTTGCTGTACTGGTAAATCCAGGCTTGCGGCGCTTTTCGTAAAAAATGTTGGGATAATTCCAATCTCGAAGCAAAGAAAGAACACCCTGCCCAACACCATTAGATTCTACGACAATATTTGCCTTATTGTAGCGAAATGCAGTCTCAACAAGCTTTGTTGTGAAGGTCAAGGGGTCTGAGTGCTCGGCATAACAAGCAACTTGTGTCCATTCGCCTTCAAAACACTTCAAAACCTGAAATGAAGCGTGATCTCGGGCTGCATGGCCGCATGGATCGGCTCCGATTACATATACCGCACCCGGCTCGGGTTTTTCGTACTCTTGATAGGGGGCCTGCCAAGGGACAAGCGTTTTTTCCCGGTGTTTTTCGAGTGCATGGTCTGGAATGGCCGCATTTGACGCCATGATCCAACAAGAAACATCATCGAAGGGATAAAAGACGTTGAACAACTCTGGTTTGCGGCGCAAGTGTTGGTCAGTGTTCAACATGAAGCGGCGGAAAGCCAGGTTCTCGTATGATAAACCCTCATGCCCGTACTTGTTGAGCATGTTGATCTCTTCATTGTCGAGCGTCCAATCTTTTTCCCAGGTACGCTTATTTAGGTGCCCGTCCCAGAAAGGGAAAAACTTATATAAGTGCCGACCTTCTCCAGCTTTGGCTGTGAGACAGTGTTCGTGCCAATCTGAACGGGCTTCCCAAGGAGTACACTCAAATATAGCGAGTGCGTGGTCCCGGTTTGCAAGTGAAGGCCAAATCAGGAACATCGACCCAGAGAAGTCTGCCCAAAACGCACACTCAGACGCATGAAAAGAGTCTGGAGATTGGCCAATACCCACAGCACCTGACTCAGCAGAAAGAATACGCATCTTTCCACCCATTTCGGGCTTGAACGTCAACTGCCTACTTTCTCTGGAGTGGACAGTCTGCGAACGAATACTTTCGGGCCACTTATTATGTAGATGGTGAACACGTTTATGTAGGTATTCAGCGCGATCTGTATTATCCGCGATACAAACGTGGTCCCAGCCCTGCGAATACGCTGCTTTTGGGTAGCAACCGTACTCAACCGACAGCGACTTACCCATCTGACGGGCTGTGAGGATGGTGAGAAACTTGGTCTGCCCATAAGTAGTGCGTGGGGTATCGCTCAGATAGTCGATGATTTCCGTTTGCATCGTATCTGTGATCCGTGTCGGATCATAGCCTACAAACTGGCCCGTTTTTTGGTCATGCACTTTCCCAAATGCAGGCAAAGACTTTTTGGGATTCCGCAGGAAATCTAAAATCTGTTCTGGATTGGGGTTCGACACTACATTTCACCCACTTCTTGTACGCTTTGATCGATCATTATTTCTGCTATATCGGGCCCAAACTTCTCACGAATCCCGCCCCAGTCTTTAGCTTTTGCAAGCTGTTTAAGGGCGTGTCTGCCCGCAGCACCAAGGCCAGCGCCGATAAGCCCCCCAGCAACTTCATCCCATTTACCCTGCATTCCTGCCCCAACAGAATACATGCCTGTGCCAACTGCTTGGGGCACTGGATTCGGAACCCAGCCTAAAGCATCCCCTACATCTTGGACAGATTTTCCGTATGCCTCAATACCGGGCCCTTTTTCCCAAGGCTGGTTTCCAAAACCACCGAGAGCCATCTCTTCGAGATAGCGTTCGTGGCCGTGTTTGGTTTGCGCTTGCATAGCCCTACCAACACCCTCTAAAGAGCCATACCGCTCAACCAATTCTGCCATCTGCCGCTCATCGGCTTCGGCTAAATCTCGGACAGTTACGTCGGGATGCTCGTCTGGAAATGGTCGATAATCCATATCTGCTCCCGGCCGACGCCAAGGACTCACATATGTTTTAGAGTCTTCGGTAGGCTCAGTTTCTACTGGTTCGGCTTCTACCGTGGCAGACTCTACACCAGACTTTTCTGACTCCCGTATTGCGGCTCTGGCTGCTTCTATACGAGCCCTTTTATTTTCAGCGGCCGGATAAAGTCTGCCTTCTATTGTAGGGTCAAGCCATGGCGCAGCAGCAACAGTCGAGTCATCGGAATCAGGGATAATTTGAGTAGCAAGCTGCGCTGATGTGGGGGGCAGGTCTGGAATGGTCGCATCTGGAAGGGGTTTGTCAGGGTCATAACCACCCGGTTTCATGGCCATAGGTTCATAGCGTTTCAGCATGTGCCGACGTTTACTACTGGCTACCTGCCCTTTAACTTTTTCTGGATTAGGGTTTGCCATCTACTAGTAAGACCCTGTTTTAACTTTGTAGTGAGGATTGCCGCCGCCTTTCATGTTGCCGACTACCTTCGCCACTGTCTTAGAATCTTTTTTGTGTTTTGCGGAAGCTGCTTCTAGATTGTCTGCTACTTCATCCAAGGCTTCTTTCGAGTCTTTCTTCTTTTTCTTACCGTACTCGACTGCTTCTTTGGCAGCTTCCATGCGTTCTTTTTTCATTACTTACTCCAACTCGCCTTTATGAACAGCTTGCATGACGCCCTTACCTTCTTTCCAAACAGATTCTTCAGCCGCCGATTCCACCATATCGTCATGTAGTTGAGGAATATACCCTTGGGGGTTGTCTTCATTTGCGTAAAGTTTTTTGACCTCGGTAGCGGCTTCAAGCACTTCCTTCTGCAACTCAGGGTCGTTGAGAGTTACTTTGCCATCAGCGATAAGTTCAAACATTGTCGAAAGGTCGCTTCGCCCTACATAACCGATTGTCTTGGGAGCGATCTGATCACTAAGTTGTCTGAGCCGATTTTGCGCCCCCTTTCTGGCATCTGCCATACGTGTCAGAGTCGTGCGGTAAGTCTTTGCGGCTTCAGTTGGAGTTTCACCGCCCTCCATGCTGCGTATGATTTCAGGCTCGGCGTCGTTGATAAACTGATCCCAATTACCCATATTCTCGGGCGTCCGCACCGTAACGGGGGGCAGGTCGCCTCTGGCTTCAGCCGCTTCCATTTCCTGCATAAACGCTTCTTGGCCAACATCAAAACCAGGATTGACTCTTGGTGTTTTCTTTTTCGCCTCGTCATCAAGGGCTGCGCGGGCTGCGTCAAGTCGGGCTTCTTTGGCTTCGTTCGCGGACATATTCTACTCGTTGGTTGCGATTTTGTGTTCGACGATTTCGGTGAAGAGGTCTTCCACACCGATTTCAGGTTCAGGTAATTGTTTTTGAGGCTCTACTTCAATCACGGGCTTTTCTTCTAAACTGACGCCACTCATTTGAACCAACTGCCCGATAAAGTTGATTTCCTTTCCACCGTTGCTCATCGACTCTGTTTGAATCAATGAATAAATCAATTCAGCCCACTGCCGCATTTCTCTTGACGCGCCAACCGTCACCTCTTTTCGGAGCAACGCGCCCATCATTTCGGCACTGAAATCCTTTAAGTCATTAGAATCCCTAAGCTTTCCTGTCTGCGCCAAAGCCAGGATTGCTTCTGCAGTTACTTGATGGTCGTCGCTGGGTGCCGGAAGATCGTTGTTGGAGAACAAAAATTCTTCTGCAGTTAAATTCTTTTTCATAATGCGAGTATATCCTGTTTCGGAAATTTTAGTGGGACCAACCACTTGGGGCGTTTGTAAACGCGACTTTCCAACCACTCGATTGTTTTTCGCAATTCTTTCTGATTCCCACCTTCTTTATACACCCATTCCAATTTATCTTCTACACTTGGCCAAACAACTCCCGGTCGATATAGTGTTCTTTCTATTGGACAGCGCCTTACGCCTGTCTTAATCTGGGTCGAGATATAGGGATGAGCCCAAAAACGCTCCCAAGCGTTACGCTCTCCCCGAGTGACATTTCCCCTCCGCGCCTCCCCTTGTAAAGCCCGTTGTAGTATTTGAGCAGTAATCCTATTCGGGCAAGCCGGAACCGGATTCGAGCCCAGCGCCCAAAGCTTAAACTTTCTGCTTTTAACTAATGCAGAAAAATAGTTTTCCATCAGAGATACCCAACGTCCCTTTTTCTGCCCCAGTAGTTTTTGGATGGCTTCTACCGGCATCCCCGCTAACCACCAATGGGCAACCGCTTTCCCTTCCCCTTCAAACTTCTTAAAACCCCAGAAGCGGGAACCGACTTCCGGCGCCACCAGAATCGCGCACGCCACCTCGTATGGGCTCGGCGCCTCTTTCAGCCCAAAAGATTTGATGGAAGAAAACTCTTCCGGCCATTCTGACGGGGCCACGAACAACCGTTCATCCCACATGGCCATCCTCAACGGCGTACACCGATACACCAACGACCGAATCACCTCAATCGTGCGGTTGCCGTGAGGATTCGCAAAGCAGTGGATATTCTTCCGTTCCATATACGGGGTCCGCATATTGAAAGCCGTGACCCAATGCCAGAGCGTCGTGTCTACGCGATCCAGCACCATGCCTTTTATATTTTTATCTTTTCTGATCAAGCCCATCCAAGGGTCTGCTTTTGGTGATGACATTCTGAAAACATAACATGCAATTTTTCATAGTTGTCAGAGTGGAGTCCCAAAGAAAAAGGATGGCGGGACGCGGGAGGGGATGCCTTTTGTGTCTGGAAATCTCGGTGATGGGCTGTCCTGGGTGGGGGAGGGAGACGCTACCGGGGGAGTGATTGACCCTATCTGGAGGGGAACAACTGGCTCCCCTTGCGCGGGAGAAAAGACTGAAAGCGCAACACCCTGGTACCAAGAAAGCGCCAACAAGCGAAAAAAAAAACGCTGTACGTCAAGCCTGTGAGCAACTGAATTGCAGTTTTTTCTGGACGGTGCCTTGATACCGGGGCAGATTGTTTGGGCAGCAGGGAGAAACACAAAACATCGCAGCGACCTTGAGGGCATAATGGCTGACTTCGTGGGCAGCATCCTCCGAGCGGAAAGCAGGTCAAATAGAGCAGAATTTCCAGTCCCGTCGCGGGGCACGGTGTTCCGTTACGGGACGGGCAATTCTGCCCACAAACGCTGGACACGTCCAGCAAAGGACAGTCTGATGGCTAACATCAAACTACACAAGCAAGCTGAAACTACAACCTCAAACGCTGCAGAGAGCAGAGGCGATATTGTCGCGGCGCTCGAAGTGGAAGTCAAACAGGCGATTCAAGCCATATACGACGAACATCTCGACGCAAGCGAAGTTGTCGAAGGCAATCTCACGATTCGTGCGAAGTTCACTCCCAACAAGGAAGGGGGCGAGCACGGAAAGTGGGAACCGGAATTGGTCGAGATACTGACTCTACAGGACGGAACGGAACGCGAGTTTCGCACCCCCTACGGAGTCCGGTCTTTCTCATCCGAAGCCAAGGCAATCGCCGCCGGCTATTCACACTGGCCGCAAGTGAGGCTTCCAGAGTCTGAACGGATTCAGAAAGCTATCGCCGCGGCCACTGCGTCCTTTCTGGGCAAGGTACAGAAGGGCGTGATTGCCGCACGTCAGATGACCCGAGCATACGCCATGTGCGATGCGGAGGGAATCGACGTGAACGATGCTCTCGCAAGGATTCGTGAGTTGGACAAGGAAGTCGTTGATTCGGCTAACGAGAAAGGCTCCGATGTTCCGACCGCAGTGTCGACGGACAGTGATGACAGCGTGTTTGAGTAGCATGTCCTGGGGGCCCCCATAGTGGGGGCTCCCACAACGCCTCGCCCCATAGTGGGGCGGGGCTTCACCCAAAACAATGAGGACAATATGGTTTACAAAGCCATGAAAACGAAGGACAAATACTTCGAGCAATTGAGCCTGGGCCTATTCTGGTGCGTATACATGATGCACACAGACCGGCGCGTGGTTGCTTGGTGCTCGAATCAATTCGAAGCAGAGAACATCGCAACTCTCCTGAACGAACAGGTTGGAGTAGCCTGACTCGATGCCCTGCCCCTTTCGGGGGGCGGGGTTTCTTCGTTTGCGTTTCTGCATTTCTCTCTGCGAGATTCTTTGCAGCGGTTGTCTGCAGCGGTTGTCTGCTAGGGTCTATCATGTAGCTGGGACTTGTCCGCGCCAATACTGCAGCGGTAATCTCTCCCGAATCGCTGGATTTCTGTTTTCCTTTGCGCGTGTTATGCATTTCTAAGTTTTCCTGATTCCTGAAGAAAAGATTTCCTGCAGTAGAAAACTAAAATCCTCTACTTTTTTTGCGTGCTTTCCTTTTCTTAAAAAAAGAACTCCAGTTTCTACGTAGTCCTATGGTCAATTGCTTTTTTATAGGCTGGAATAGGGCACCGGCTGAAAAGGTAGGTTGAACCTGGCATATCGTCGGGTAACGTCAAACGCGCCGACCCCTAAATATGGGCATTCTGCGATATGGTAGGTTTAACCTGGCATATCAAGCATACCTTGAAGGATTGGTATCAACGTGTTAACATAAGGCTTGCCGTTGGAGGATTGCGTCCAACGGCGGCGCCACTTTCGGCAAAAAAAACAAACAAAAAAAAGGATAGAAAAAATGTCTAAAAACTTAATCGACCTAACGGCACTCGGATTGCAAGCGCAATTCGCAACAGCAAAAGCCCCTACTGTTTTATTGGTAGGACAAGCTGGAGTAGGAAAAAACAAAGGTTGTGTAGAACCCGTAGCAGAAGCACTTGGAAAAGCTTTAGTTACTCTGCCCGCACCAAGGTACGAAGCATCCGATTTTAATGGATACCCCGCACCAGATTTTCAAAACGGTGTAATGCGTATGCTTCCGCCGGATTGGGCAAAAACTGTTTCCGATAATGGCCCAAGTAATTTTGTTATCTTTGTGGATGAATTGGCCGATGCAGATTCTAAAACTCAAGCCGCTTGTCACGGTATGTTTCAAGACGGTTCGGTTGCTGACTTGAATCTTGAGGGCGCCGCATTTATCGCAAACATGAATCCACCAGAAATAGCTACAACTGGAGGTACAATATCGCACCCAATATCTAACCGTTCTTTGGTTATTCAATACAGCCCCGATAAAAGCTGGATTGCGCAACAAATGACAACGGGCTCTTGGGATTCTATGAAACCAAAAATGCTTCCTAATGGTTGGGAGTCTGGTATCAAAGCATCGATGATGATGGTGGGCACTTTCCTCTCCCGCTTTTCTCACCACCTTAGAATCTCCCCTGAAGACTTGATTGCCCGAGGTGAAGATATTTGGAAGCCCGCAAACACTGACCGTTCATGGGAACACTTTTGGATTCTACGTGCGGCAGCAATCGCTTCTAATCAACAGCATTTAATGTTGGATATTGCGCAAGGTACAGTCGGTGCTCCTGGTTTGGAGTTTTTGACGTGGGAAAGAGATTTAGATTTGGGTGACCCTGAAGACTTTATTCAGAATCCACACGCGCGCCCTTTGCCCGAAGAAGACGATAAGCTTTTTGCTTTGGTTAGCATGGTTGCTTCTGCGATTGCACAAAATAACACTCCTGCCCGTTGGGATAAAGGATGGGAATTCCTGCAAGTATGCAAACAGCAAAACCGTGGTGACCTTGCAATCATGGGTGTTCATGCTCTCGCAAAAAGTCGTCCAAAAGGCGCGAACATGCAAAGCCCCGCACTTATGGAATTTGCTTCCTTTGTCCGTCAAACGGGCATCTTCGGAGGTGAATGATGCTTATTTATGTGCTTAATGATGGAGAAACCTGGACAAAAACCGAACCAACAACCGTTGTAGTTTCGGCAGAAGAATTGGCACGCATCGAAGATGGAGAAAAAGTCTACGATGTTGTTCCGAATTGGGCTGATTGCCCACAGGATATTGATTGGGAAAAAATGGAAGCTGAGCATGACAAAGGAGGTGAATAATGCCATTGAAAGTACAGTTTGCAAGATTGCTTTGTGAGATTGTAGCCACTCAAGAAAACTTCGATGCTGATTCAGTTTGCGCTGGAATGGATATGGTGACTTCTGAATTGAATGAGATTTTTGAGGCTGCCCATGATGTTTGGGAAGACTTCAAAGTAAACGGGGCAGACAATGCCCAATAAAAATAACCTTTTCCCCGCTGCCTTGGAAACGGCGGCGGGTTTAGCATTCCTGGCTCTCTACTTAAACCTCTTTCTACACTTGTTTGTATAAGGACATAACAAAATGACTAAAAGAATTTTTAATACTCCATTTTCTCGCTCCGCAGTCCCTTGGGATGATTGGAAGCATCTTATCGAAACCAAATATGACTTCGAAAAAGAGATAACTATTTTCCCTGGTAAAGCTGGTCGCACCGAAGACGGTCCACTTTCGAAGGGTTTTGTTGTTTCTCGACAATTGAAGCCACGTCCAAAAGGCGTTCGCGGTTCTACTACCGGAGCATGGGAACGTAGAATGTGGGATATATTAAATTTTGATGGAAACGTTTCTGTTCGCTGCTGCAATCAATTGCATACGCTTCGTTTAGAAAAAGACTTATCGCTCACGGCTTTAGAGCATGATGATTTAGATGGTCTTAGAATGATGCAGACTTTTGGCGACGACAGTTCCCTACGTTGTTTGGAGATTGTGGATGCTTGGAATCAATTGGTGACGCCAGATTGTACAAACGTACTTCATAGTTCTTGGGAAATAAAAGAATTACGACAAAAGCTGCCCAAGATTTTAGTGGCTGTGTATGACCACTTTCGCAGCGTGTTTTCTTTCCATCAGGCGGAGCACAATCTAACGAGTAGGCGTAAACGTTATTCACACTATATTGAACCCAAGCTTCCTTCAATCCATAGTCGCATTAAACTGCGGGCCAGAAAAATCGTGCAAGACTATGCGAGCAAAGCTGAATGTTGGTACATGACCTATTCAATGGCCGATTCGAATAACCTCCGATGGTTTAAAAACGTAAAGAGTCGTGGACTGGATAAAGTTTACAGCGAATCGGCTTGGCTAGAATTTGTAAACGCAAAAGACAGGGCAGAAAAGTATGGAGCCCGCACTCCTGATATGCTGCTACCTTGGCCCGTTTTCAACGCTACAGAAAACAAGGGCGACTATATCGTAATGTCTCCAGACGTTTCTAAATTGCGGCCAGAAAATCACCGTTCGCAGTCCTGGACAGATTTGTATTTTTATACTGTAGAAAAAAGAACATGCGGCTATCTCGGAAACATTTTCGTCATTCCTGACACAGCTTTATACACCAACGGAGGTGAGTAATGGGAAAGTGGAGTGGCGAGTCAACTAAATACAAATACGACACCGACAAAATCGGTACATCAGATTCAGAGCGAGGTGGCGTTAAAACGCGCATAGCTACAGGAAAAATATGTAGATGCCTCAAATGCTATTGCTGCGAAGAATGGTTCAAATCAATCGCGAAAGCGAAAGGAGGTGAGTAATGTATAAGAAACTTCAAATACCTATTGCGCGTGCCCGAGCACTATTCGAATTCGGTTGGTACGCAGATATTGTTTCTCGTCTAACTTTTTATGAGTGCGACAAAGTATCCACGATTGCCATCGACCCTTACGGAAGGGTTTATGTAAACAAGGAATTTTGGAATAAGTCTACGCTCAAAGAAAAGGTTGGGTATATCGTCCACGAAGCGCAGCACGTTTTGCGTAGGCACCATGAACGTGCCCAAGCAATTGACGCAGACCCACAAATGGCAAACATTTGCCAGGACGCAGAAATAAATGACTGCGCAAAACTTCGAGATTTTCTACCCGATTGGGCGATTTATCCCGAACAGTTTGGTTGGCGCGCAGGAAAACCTTGGGAAGAATACTATACAAAAAACCAAGAACAAGGTTCTGCCGGTGCGCAACCTCCGCCTGGTCAGGGAAAAGTAGGTCAGGGTGATTGCGGTTCCGGTGCTTCTGGAAAAACGCAGGACTATGAATTGCCAGCACCATCGGAAGGTGGGCCCGGTATGGATGAGGTAGAAAAAGAAATCATCATTCGCAAGACTGCAGAAAAGGTTGCGGAACAAGCCGGAAAAGACCCCGGTTCCGTAGGCGGAAGTGCGCGTGTTTGGGCTCAAGAAACCTTGGCGCCACCAAAAGTACCTTGGCAAAAGAAACTTCGGGGCAGCGTCCGAAACTTCAAAAAATATCGCAAGGGTTTATCAGTCCCAACATACTCACGGGCTAACCGTAAGAATTGGAACCCGAGAAAACTACTGCGTCCTGGCTTCATCGACCCGATTCCAAATATAGCTGTTCTAGTAGATACGTCCGGCAGTATGTATCGAGACGGTCCAGCTATTTTAGCAGAAGTTCAGGGTTGCTTAAAAGCTGGCGGCGGTTCTGGCGGTACGGTTCTCGTTTGCGATGCCCGAATGCAGGGTATCAAAAAGGTTAAACGTGTTTCTCAAATGGACTTTAATGGTGGCGGCGGAACCGATATGCGTGTCGGTATCAAAGCTGCTGCTGAGTTAAAAGACCGACCAGATTATCTGGTTATCCTCACGGATGGTTATACTCCGTGGCCAGAAACAAAGCCTCCGCATATGCGAATTGTCGTTGGGCACGTTGGGAAACCTGATTGCGTTCGTTATCCAGATTGGGTGTCCGAGGTAATCCATATCCCTACAACGTAGAATAATAGTGTATCGGTTCCCGGTATTTTATCGGGAACCCTTACTCTGCGATTCTGCAGAATAAAACACTCATTAAAAAAAGGAAGAAAACAATGAGTATCAATCAAGTACAAGCACCCTCTAGCCGTGGCAATAATGTCTTTTTCAGTACAGGTTCAAAGACCAATGCAGATAAACTTAAAAACAGTTTGGCTGCGTTGGGCTTAGAACAGTACGCACCAAAACAGAATTCAAAGTTGGTTGCGACACACCAAGCATTGAAAAGTGTTTGCGGTAGAAAAGACCGTTTGATTCGCCCGTTGAAGGGTGAGCCTGGATACGCCGTTGTTCGGGAAGAAAAAGGTGAAGACGGAAAATCCCTTTCTCATACAGTAGAGTTTGACGCGCTCATGCCAGCGGATTCAGACTTTCCAGTTTTTCGTAATCCCGATGGAGAATACTTTTCTCCTGTAGAAGATGGTGCAATCACACACCGATTCCAAATTGAATGTGAACGTGTGCAAGCTTCTGCAGTTTCAAAGTCTTTGGTAAACATCATTGACTACATGCACGGAATATCCCTTCGCCCGCGTGGTGGGGTTTATTGGATTCCTCAAGGTGCGGTCGCAAAGTTCGAGAAAGTTGCAGAGTGCTTTCAGAATTCCTGCGAAGGGAATCTGAATAAAGTGTATTTCCAAACTACGGTACACGACGACAAGTTGCGTGATTCTGTAATCATGGGTCTTACAGAATCCATTGAAAACGAAACGCGTCAAATGCTGGAAGCGCTTAGTCAACCCGACGTTGGTAAGCGCGCGAAGAAAACAAAGATGGATAGATGCGGAAAACTGCTCAAGCGTATTTCTGGATACGAAAAAATGTTTCAAGTGTCTCTCCAAGAATTGCAAAAGCATGTCGCGGACGTTGAAGCCGAAGCGATGATGACAGCTTTCGGGGGTAACTAAAATGGAAGATATTTTACCTTGGGTAGATAAAACAAAAGAGGAACTTAAACAGGCGACGGACGCGCAGCGTAATGCAACTCTGGCTTTCGACCGTCTTTTGAGTGCTGTACATACAATCGACTTTTGGGCGCAAAAAAATAGTGACGCCCACAAGCTGCTCATTCGTGACATTGAAGACGATTTTCAAACAGACGAATGGCAAAGAAAACTGTACTTCAAAATTATTGACCTCATTCACGATGAATTGGGAGATTCGGTTACATAACTAACAAAGAGTTTCTACTTCTTTTGGCCCTCGTCTTCGGACGGGGGCTTTTTTTTGTCTGGAGTAAATCTCTATGATTATGGTTTTCTATCTTAGGATACTCTGTCAAATATCGGGAGAGCAATCTCAAGTCTACGCGCACAGAAAAACTTAATCAGAAAAGTGAGACGGTTTTCTGAGAACGGTTTTATGATAGTCCGTAAAGGGTTTCTATGGTCAGGTCCGAAAAGGTTGGTTTGGTATCAAGGGGTACCGAGGTTTACACGTCAATAGCCTACGGTCGAAACTGCCTTTTCAGCGTCAACCAAGATGTAAGTCAAGGGGCAGACATTAAAGACAGTAAGAGAAACTGCAACGAAAACAACACCTTACGCTACCTTGGTGTCACGGGTGCAGCTTTGTGTCGTTTTGTATTCTCTTTGGAATTGTTGAATGTATGTATATAGATAAATTAGCCAGTAGTTGACGGGGTTAGGTTTGTATTCTATGGGAGTTGGTTTTTTATTGGCGGAATGTTGGTAGCCAAAACAGTAGCAGTTATTTGCTTCGCCAGTTTGGTCCTATGTTTTCGCGGAGTTTTCCACAGCTTGTTTGTGGTGACTACTATGGTAGTTTCCGACGAGCAGTTTCTATATCCAACGAAAACGTAGGTTCTACCGTGGGGGTTACGTTCCCCAGCACGAACCCCGTCAACCCACGGCTATGCCCAGAATAATGTTATTATAGAAATAGTGTAAGTATTCGCTTGCAAGGCTAGTGGCCGTGTGATACCATAGTGGGAAGGAGTAAACTATGTCGCACCGTGACCAGATTGCCGCACTGTCCCAAGACCTCTCCCTCAAGATGGGTCTGCCCCCCAGCGAAGCTATTATTTTCGCGTTGAAGGCTGCACTAGCTTTCCCAACCCCTGACGAGTACAACCCCTCCCAGACTCCCGCCCTCATACTCACCCACGCAAAAAAGCTTTGCTCTGAGCAGGGTGGGTTCACTCTGGATGAGTTGCTGGTTTCTGCCTATGGGGAGAAGATGCTTTTAGAAGTACACTCGTTGAAGATACTTGCAGCCAAGATTCTACGTGCCGCTGGCTACCAAAGAAAACAGATAAGAAGAGGCGACCGCCGCCCCTTACTTTGGTTCAAGCCCTTTATGCTGGACGACGCTTTAGATTTATAGTTTGCTCATGTGGGCAGTCGCAACCACCCAGGCTTCGGGTTTGCAGGATTGGATATGGGAAGTATCTCGAAGCCGCTGTCCTTACCTCGCCCCTTCCCGTGCGAGTAGAAGTATTGCGACAACGGGATTTTTTTACACAAAACCTGGAGAAAAAGAAAGATGAACCTCAACCTCTCAACACTAGTCCGCGCTAAGTCTGCAGAATACTTAAACTCTGCCCGCAACGGTTTAACTGGCTGTCGCCCCGTAAAGGCTCGTTCCATCCGTCTGCCCGATGAGGTTTGGACGGAAGTACAGGATGCCGCAACCTCTTTGCGTACAGTTTTCCCTGACCGATATGTTACGGTAAACTCTACCGTGCAGTTTTTGATTTCAGAAGGTTTGCGTTCCTTGCACGCGGCCAACGATTAACCATAAACCAACACCCCCAACGTGGAAACCTAAAAACCTAGTTGGAGGTGTGGAGATAACAATGACGATGTTCCCTTGGCAGATTTCTCTGTTCCCCAAAGGCTTTTTTAGTGTAGCCCCTGTGACTACTAGTGTCAAGTCCTCGGCAAATGTACATAGCCTCTTCTCAAAACCGGCTACCCGTTCTGCAAAGTTCCCTAAACGTAACTTGCCCTGCTGGTCGCCTGCCCTGTACAAGCCTGGACAGACTCGCGCTAACAAAAACGTAGAAACTGTTACGGCCCTGGTCTATGACTTTGACCATGCTACTCAAGGCCCGTCTGCTGTTTCTGCGAAGATAAAAGCTAAGAATATCGCACACGTAGTTTACACGACTTGGAGCCACCGCCCAAGCGAGCCCCGTTTCAGGGTTATCCTTTTTATTGACCGCCCGCTCACTGCGCAGGAATACCCGCACGCATGGGCCAACGGTCTGATTGCTATGGGTTATGATGATGGGGTTGACCGTGTTGCAAAAGACTTATCTCGTCATTACGCGCTACCGGCCCAAGTTGAAGGAGAAGAATACGTGAGTGAGGTTTTCTTGGATGGTGATGTTCTAAAAGCTGAAACTCTCTCCAAGGGTTCTGAAAAAACAGAGAAGCCAAAGGGTAAGCCCCAGCAACGGGGGAAAAGTCTCGATGCCGATTTCCAAGTTTTGCTCGACTCCGGTGACCAAGTTTCTCTTGGCAGTTTGGTGGAAAAGGGTGAAGGCAAATATAAATGCACTTGCCCATTCCAAGACGACGCTTCGCCTGGAAGTGCCTTTGTGCGGGTACTGGCTGACGGGCGC